ATGGCACAGTGTTGGATTGCTGACGATGATGATCTGGCTGCGGTGGTGGCTGAGGCCGATCGGCGCGGTTGGTACGTTGGCCCGGCGGTGATGTCGGCGGCTGAACAGGCGGCTCGGAACAAGAGCGCGCTGCGAGATCGGATGACGAACATCGTGACGATCGATCGGGCGGAGACGGATAGAAGCATTAGTAACCCTCACCAATAGCCCTCACCCCCAACCCCTCTCCCAAAGGGCGATGGGAGTGAGGCGGCGCGCTCTGATCATATTCCAGACAAAATCTAAATCGCTGGGGTGGCGGCGCGCAGTAGCGCGCGGAATGTGATCAGAGCGGACCGGGAAGCGCGAGGCTGAGGCCCGCACGGTCTTCCTCCTTTGGATGCCCCGATCGGGTGGTATAGGGGCCGATCGGGGCAGGGAGGGCAGATACATGGGTCTGCCCCAACACCAACACTAGAGTAGCACGAACGGGAACGGGAATCTAGCAATGCACGCAGAATGCACGACGATTGATGGTGTGAGGTTGATGCAGGTGCTGGTGGCTGAGGCGGTGTTTGCGTTTTTCTATAACCGCTGGGTGGCTAAGCAGCAGACCCGGAATGGCGGGATTTATACGGCGTTTTATGTGGCGGGCGGGGTGGTGGTGACGGTTGGGCTGATGGCGCTGGTTGTGGGCTGGACGGCGGCGATGCTGGTGCTGACCGGATTTGGCGCGAGTGGTCTGCCGATGATTTTTGGATCGATGCAGCGGCATACGCAGCGGATTAAGAGCACGACGGATGAGACGATTGCGGAGACGTTGGAGGCGCTGCGTAATGGGTCGGAAGTTGAAGACTAACGGTTACGTGGCACGCCAGCAGTTGAATGCGATCGAGCGTGCGGGCGTGACGGCTAATCGAGTATTGGAGCAGTTGTTGACGGCTGAGAGTGTGCAGGTTCGAGCGGTGTTGGTGGCGCAGGCGGCGATTTCGATCAACAAGATCAACAGTGCAACGAGTGCATTGAAGGCGATCTGGTTGGTGGAGGATGCAGATGGCACAGGCGACAGTGATTGATGCGAAGACGGGGCTGGTGGATTCTTCTACTCCGCTTCGCTCCGCTCAGAATGACACACCTCGGTGGTATGTGGCGGGTGAGAATGTTCCAGCCCCTCACCCCGGCCCTCTCCCAAAGGTAGAGGGAGCACTGACGGTTGAGCATGTGCCGACGATTGATGAGGTTTTGGCGCAGTTTGCAGTATGGCTGCGCTTTGAAGTGGCTGACGGGCAGGGGAGTACGCTGACGCTAAAGGCGTATCTGGATGACACGCGGCAGCATTTGATGTGGCTGGCAGAGATTGGCCTGCGGCCGGCGCAGGTGACGTATGAGGTGGTGTTGGAGTATCGGCGCTGGCTGGTGGAGCAATATGCGGTGAGCACGGCGGGTCGGAAGTTGACGAGTGTGCGGCGGTTCTATGACATCGCGCACGCGCGCGGTGCGCTGCAGCAGAATCCGGCGGCGCGGGTGAAGAGTCCGGCCGATCGGACGTCTGAGGACGAGAAGATCAAGTACATCAGCCGATTGCAGATGCAGAAGATGCTGGTGCTGAGCGATGAGCAATACAAGCATAGTGTGAATAAGAAGGTCAAGGCGATGCGGGATCAGGCGATGCTGCTGTTGGCGATGCGGCACGGTCTGCGCGAGATCGAGTTGGTGCGGCTGAACGAAGAGAATGTGAAGCTGGCCGATGACGGCGGTGAGTTGCGGGTATACGGCAAGCGGAGCAAGTGGCGGACGATTCACCTGGTGCCACAAACTCAATTGGCGTTGGAGAAGTGGTTTGCGGCGCGGAAGATGATGCATGTGGTGGCCGATGACGGCGGCAGTACGCTGGGGATGCCAGGAACGCCGGTGTTTATTAGCCTGCACTGGGCGGACAACGGGCATGGGATGGGCGGCACGCGGATGGGAACGCGGGGCGTGCGATCGGTCATCGATGGGTATCTGATAGCGGTGGGAGCCAAGGCTGATGGAGTGAGCGGCCACGCGCTGCGCCACAGTTTTGGGACGTGGAGCGTATACGACGGCGCAGATCTGCGCGCGCTGCAGCACGAGATGGGTCACGGTGACATCAACACCACGACGAAATACAGCCGGGTGACGGATGCGATGAAGGCGAATCCAGCGAAGTACATGACGTTTTTGGAAGGGACGCTGGCGCCTGATGAAGTTGCTTCGCTCATGGATAAGAAGCCAACGAAGCGGGCCAAGAAATAGATTCCCATAAGAGACGTACTGAGAAAGCAATCAGACAGGCATGGATCAGATCATAGTGGTCATTCCGTCACGGAAGCACACACCTCATCTACCGCGCACGTTGGAGATGACGGAATGTGGGCTGCCATTGATTCCACCAGTGAATGTTGTGGTGGGCGTGACGCGCAAGCCAGTCTGTGAGATGTGCGTTGAGATTAGGGCTAGACGCTGGCTGAATGGTTTGAAGAAATAGAAAGACCCTGTGGGGCAGGGTCTAGGGCGAGCGGTTGCTGGCAGGCTTCCTTTCGCCGTCTGTAGTGTACCACGAAATGCCCCGCTGTTGAAGGCGACTTTGTCGCACCGAGTTTGAATCTTCGGAGGGAATGATGAACGCACTTTATGAGTTGATTACGAAGGGGCAGGCGCTGCTAGACGACGAGCGCCAGGCGGCGGACGCTGAGGCCAGTGAACAGGCGGCCGCGCGGACGGCAGACCGGACGGCGCGAATTGAAGCGGTGCGCGAGGCGCTGGGGATTGACGATGCGACGTTTGAGAAGTTTGCGCCGGAATACAAAGAGGGCTGGTCACCGAATGTGACGCTGACGTTTCGCGGCGAAGCGATTGGCTTCTCGGTAGATCGGGTTAACGGCGGATATGCCGTTCTGGCTGGTAACCGACCAACCGGCCACGTGGAGTATCTGGCGCGCGAGATGGCTCAGATCGTTGACAAGCACGAGCACCTGAAAGCGAACACAATCAACGAGTTGAAGATGCCGATCGATGCGTGGTGGGCAATCCATTACATCAACGCGCGGCGGCCAGCGGTGTGGGATACGCCAGAGGTCAGGGCGCAGCGCGTGAATTTCCTGATCGATGTGTACAACAACGGCGTGCTGGACTGTGAATCACATCAGATTAAGAACTGGCTGCACTACACGGATGAGCTGGTGACGGTTGAGCCGCTGCTGGTCAAGATACGCGACGGGCTGAAGTCGAAGATGGAGTTGATGTTGAAGCGTGAGCGGCTGCTGAGGTGCATTGAGAAGCGGCTGCGCCCAGAGACGGATGAGGTGATGGGGCTGGATGATGCCTGGGATGAAGATCGCGGACGATACAGCGATGTTGTGACGCGCGATGAATTTGCCGTGTACTGGGCGGCGGTTGTGCGAGATGGGATGCTGGACGATGCCGAGGTGAAAGCCGCGCTTGCCAAGCGTGAACAGCAGATGTTGGATTCCGAGTTGCAGGCGAACGTTGAGCGAAAGCGCATTTTGTTGGAAGCGGAACTATTCCGGCCGTTCGCATATTACACCGTGCATTACGGCGTGCTGGGCGTTGATGAGGATGGAGCGCGCGAGTTGGCGACTGAGTCGTTTGAATCTCTGGCGGATGTGCCTGGTGAAGATGGGTATTGGACGACGGTGCGTGGCCAGCGAGTGAAGCCTACGTTTGTGGCGCTGATTGAGCGGAACGAGGTGAAGACGGTGATTGATATGCTTAGCCTGCGGTGGCGGCATCGGTTGCATCGCAGCACGGCGTTTGGATCGATCTACGTTGCGCCGCAGGTGGCTGAGGTGACGCGATGACATGTCCATTTGCACAGGTTAAGGCTCCGAAGGCGACACATCGAAGCGGGATTCGGCGGGGCAGTAAGGCGCCGACGGGCATGACGCCGGATAGTTATCGCGACAAGGCGTATGACGAGAAGGCGCAGAAGGTGGACAGCGTGTACAGCCCCGGCTGCTCGATTCGATTGCGGCATCGGGTTGGAAAGTGCGATGGCTGCAAACGAGTGAAGCCGCTGATCAATGACTTCTGCCCGACGTGCCGGGCACTGGGCGCGAATGAGCGCCAGGTGATGAATCCTGCGACCATCGCGGCGAAGAGCAAGCACGGTCGGGCTGGCGCGAAGAATAGTCCGTGGAGGATGAAGTGATTGACATTCTGAATGGTCCGTGGCGGGCGACGAAAAGTGGCGCGAGTGTGCGGCCGGTGGATGGCAGCGGAACAGTGCTGGCATTTGTGAATGACTACGGCGATGAGCGCTTGAAGATTGCAACGTTGATGGCGGCTGCGCCGGAACTGCGTGATGCCTTGAAGGCGCTGCGCGATTGGTGCTATGACCACCTATCGATTTATCCTGACGAGTTGAAAGCGCTCAATGAGCAGGCGGATGTGGTGTTGAAGAAGGTGCAGGGATGAAGCGCACGAAGATTCAGGCGGCGGATTTGTTTTGTGGAGCGGGCGGCACGAGCAGCGGTCTGATGGACGCGTGCCGTGAGCTGGACTATGACACGAGTCTGCTGGCCGTGAATCACTGGGATATTGCGATCGCTACACATAGCGTGAACCTGCCAGGCGCACGACACATGAACGCCGATCTAAGCGATGTTGATCCGCACACGGTGGTGCCCGGCGGGAAACTTCGGCTGCTGGTGGCCTCGCCTGAGTGCGTGCATTTCAGCAATGCGCGCGGTGGACGTCCGATGAGCAAGCAAAGCCGTGCCAGCATTAAGTATGTGCTCCGCTGGATCACTGCACTGGATGTGGAAGACGTGCTCATTGAGAACGTGCGCGAGTTCATGGATTGGGGGCCGCTGCATCGGACACATTCCAATGGTTGCACGGGCAGCGATACGTGCGCAAAGGGTTGCCATTTCAATCGGCCCATTGAGGCGCGCAAGGGTGAATACTTTCGGCGTTTCGTGAACAAATTGCGCACGCTTGGCTATCGCGTTGAGCATCGAGTGTTATGCGCAGCCGACTTCGGAGACGCGACGACACGCAAGCGCTTGTTCATCCGGGCGCGCAAACACAATCGACCGATCACCTGGCCTGAGCCGTCACACGCTGCGCCCGGCAAGACGGTAACGCTGTTTGAGTCGGTCAAGCCGTGGCGCACGGCGCGCGAGATTCTTGATCTCGACGACAAGGGCGAGAGCATCTTTAACCGCAAGCGGCCGTTGTCGCCAAATACGCTTAAGCGGATTTACAAGGGTCTGCAGAAGTTTAGCGGATTGCCATTTGTGTTTGGAACTGGCGGCCGACAACTTGATCCTCGAAGCGTAGATGATCCATTGCGAACTGTTCTACCTAACAATCGCTTGAACGTCGCACAGCCGTATCTGGTGAAACTTTTCGGAACGAGTGACGCGGATCCAGTTGATGATCCGCTGCCAACGGTGACAGGGCAGGGGAATCACATCGGCGTGGCGCAACCTTACCTAATTCATTTTCGCGGATCGAGCACGGCCAATGATGTTGATGCTCCTTTGCCAACGCAGACCGGACGCGATCACTTCGGAGTAGCGACGCCGTTTGTGATGGCAGTGCGCGGCGGAGATGACGGTTATTTACGCGGCGCTTCAGTAGATGATCCGTTGCCAACTATCACAGCATCACCAGCGTTAGCACTTGTTGAAGCGCATCCCTATCTAGTTAAGTATTACGAAGGTAGTGACGCCCGGCCAATCGATGAACCGATGCCAACGGTAACGGCCAATTATGAGCACTTGGCGCTTGCTCAGCCTGAGATTGAGGCGCTGATTGTGCCAGTGAATCATGGCAAGAATGATGAGCGCTTTCACCAAACTTCGAATCCGTTTCCAACGATCACATCAGTGGATGCATGGGGATTGGCGCAGTATCTGGTGGAATTTCATGGCGGAGAAGATAGTGAGCGGCGCGTGCGCAGTATCGATGAGCCGATGCCGACGCAGGCAACGCAGAAACATCTTGGTCTGGCGCAGCCGTTTATTGTGAAGTTCTACAAGAGCGCTGACGGAGGGGTGTCGATCGATGAGCCACTGCCGACGGCAACTGGGCACGATCGGTTTGGATTATGCGTTCCGCTGACGAACGGCTATGCCATCATTGACATCTTCTTCCGCATGGTTAAGCCGATGGAGTTGGCAAGGGCGCACAGCATGGATGACTTCAAGTTTCAAGGCACGCGCGAGGAAGTGGTGAAGCAGATCGGTAACAGCGTGCCTCGGAGATTGGCGAAGGCGTTGTGTTTATCGGCGTTGTCGCAGTGATTTGGTTACCTCTAATTCTTCTACTCGGAAAGCACTCATGAATGATAACCGACTGAATCTTGACCCGCTGCGCGATGTGATTGACCTGGTCGCTCTGGCTGAGAAGGACACGCAGCTGAAGAAGAGCGGGAAGAATCACATTGGCAAATGCCCGTTCCATGACGACAGCACGGCCTCGTTTACGGTGTACCAAGGCCGGGACGGCGACTGGCGCTGCCATTGCTTTGGCGCGTGCGACTTTGACGATGATGCGATCGGGTACGTCATGCGGCGCGAGCATCTTGAGTTTATGGATGCGGTGAAGTGGCTGGCGGACTATTACCGGATCGATCTGCCGAAACTGAATTGGTCGCCGGAAGCCGTTCAGGCGCAGCAAAAGCAGATCGCGGCCAGTGAAGTTTTGACGCGGGCGGCGAAGTTCTACGCGGCCCGGATGTGGGCCACGGATGCGGAGACAGGCAGACGCATCAATGCTGCGGCGGCCGATTACGGACTGGGACGAGGGTTTTCTGGAGAGCATGTCAAGGCGGCGATGTGGGGATACTCCAAGGCCGATGATGCGCTGCTGAAGGTTATCACACGGGATGCGCCTGAGATGCTGCCGATCGCACGTGAGATCGGTCTGATTCGGGCCGATGGTCTTGACTTCTGCGCCAATGCTAACGGGTCAGAGGCCAGCCCTGAAGGCTGGATCATCTATCCGCACGTGAAGGGCGGGAAGGTGGTGTATCTGTCGGCTCGGGCGCTGAATAAGGCGACGAAGGATAAGAGCCGCAACATCCCTGGCCAGCGGCAAATCTATCGGGCGGATGTTGATCTGAAGGCCGGTGATGAGTCGTTGCGTCTGCGCGATGACGGGTTGGTGCTCGTCGAGGGACCGGCGGATGCGGAGAGCGTGCGTGCCTGGCGGTGGCCCGCGTGGGCGATGTGCGGCAGCCCGATCGATGAAGAGAGCAATCCGCAGTTGATGGCGGCGCTGCGCAAGAAGGCGGAGCGGCAGACGATCTATGCAGCAATGAGCAACGATGCTCCGGGCCGGAAATTCGCAGAGAAGATCGCCGATGCGCTGGGACCGTTGACGCGGGTGGTGTTTTGGCCGAAGCGCGACGATGAGAAGAAAAGCGACGCGAATCAATGCTTGCAGCGCGGCATGGATGAGGACGCGATTGCGGAAGTGTTCGACCGAAGCGCGACGTATCTCGATCTGGTGATCGAACAGGTTGAGGCGCTGCGCGATGTTCGAAAGAAGGCCGATGGCATTGAGCGGCTGGCTGGCATGGTGGTGAAGTTGGACGAGACGGAGCGCAAAGTCTACATCGGCAAGGTGGCCGATGCTGATCTTGGCGTGAGTCGGCGCGAGTTCGAGAAGATGGTGAATGAGCGCTTGAAGAGTGCGCAGAACAGCGCGATTGAAGTGCGCGGTGGGATGCTGACCTATTACGGTGACCCGCTGATCAATGCGGTGGTGCGCGTTGAGAATGAGTTGATTGTGGACGACGGTCTGAACGCGCCGCAGATTGAGTATCACATCACGGGAAAGTTGCCCGACGGACGTGACCTGCCAGGTATCGATGTGCCGGCGGACGAGTTCGACGGGATGAAGTGGATCGGCAAGCAATGGGGCGCGCGGGTGTACAGCCTGGTTGGCAATGGCAAGGGTCACCTGTTGAAGCGGGCGATTCTGGAAACGAGCCTGCCCAACATGAAGACCGATCGAGTGTACACCTTCACAGGCCTGTATACCGTGGGCGGTCAGCGGGCGTTTCTGAGTGCGACTGGGGCGCTGAGCGCGGCCGGGCTGGATGAGACGGCGCGCGTGGATCTGACGAACAATCTGGCGCATTACGCGCTGCCCAAGCCGGTGACAGGCGCAGATTTGCTGGCGGCCTATCGAACCAGCCTGGCGTTTATGGCGATCGCGCCGACGACAATCACGGCGACCCTGTGGGCGGTGATGTACGGCGCGGTGCTGAGCCAGATCAAGAGCCTGAACGCAGTGATGCAGGTGTACGGACCAACGCAGTCGAAGAAGTCGACGATCACGCATTTGGCCTTGACCCACTTTGGGGCGGGCTTTGTGCAGGGCCGCGATTACAAAGCACCGATGGATTGGACCAGCACGGCGGCGGACATCGAGGCGAAGTTGTTCACGTGCAAGGATGTACCAGTCATCATCGACGACTATGCGCCGCAGTTCACCAGCGCGCAGGAATCGCGGGACATTGCCAAGCGGGCGCACTATGTGATCCGCTCGGTCGGTAACCGATCGAGCCGCGGGCGCCGCAATGCGGACATGACGGCGAAGGCGCAGTACATCCCACGCGGTAGCGTCATCATGACGGCGGAGCAGCCGCTGGTTGGGCAATCGATTGTAGGCCGCACGGTGGTTGTTCCGATCGAGTATGGCAGCATCGACCTGGCAAAGCTCAGCGCGGCGCAGGACACTCATCACCTATACGGTCTGGCGATGAGCGGCTTTGTGCAGTGGTCGATCGTGAATCTGGAGCGCATCAAGGAACAATCGACGCAGCTGGTGCAACAGTGGTTGAACAGTCTGGCCGGGGCCTTCCCGAATCAGGATCGCTTGGCCGATTATTACGCAGCGCTGCGACTGGGATTGCACTGGGGGCTATTGTATGGACAGGAGATCGGGGCGCTTGATGGGGCCGCGAATCTGGAAGAGGAGTATGCGGTTGACCTGATTACGCTGCTCGACAATCAGAGCGCTCGCGTGGCTGAGCAAAGCCCTGTGCTGAAGTTCTTCCAGGCGCTGGACGATTTGATTACGGGCGGACAAGTGCAGCTGCTGGCGCGCACAACTCGCAATGGCGTTGGTGAGGAGATCGCAACTAGTACAGAGCGAGGTGTGCAGCTGATCGGTTGGAAGGTGCCAGAGGAAAGGCGCATCTGGTTGCTGACGAGCCAGGCGCTGATCGCGGTGAAGGAATACTGGGCAGGCTTGGACGAGCGGTTTGATACGCTGGCCGATGCCTTGCGGCGCGAGATGTGGCAGTACGGGTATGTGCCTGAACGGGATGATAGTCAGTTGGAGATCACGAAGTGGGTGAATAAGACGGTTGGAAATAAGCGAGTGCTCATCGTGGATGCTGAGAAGGTGCGTGAGAATTTCGGAGTTGACTTAATTGGTGACGCTACTCCGGTAGAAAATTCATTATCACGCGAGTCTGATCATACCAGTTAGGCAGTTAGCTAATCAAAAAAGTAGTGTACAAAGCCTATTTTTACAGCGTTTCGTAGCTAACTGCCCCACCAGTTAGCTAACAGATATAACCAGTTAGTTTAGAAGACGAATATCTGATTAGCTAACTGATCTAACTGCCTAACTGGTCTGCATACGCAAATTCATTTTCGAGTTTTTTCAATGACTGACGAAGAGATTGACAGAATTATGGAGATGAAGCCGCAGTACAGGCTTGAGTTGCACGGCTGCCCGGATGTCATTTTGGTGGTGCTACGCACTGATAAGCCGCTGACGTTTGAGGATGCGTTGAACGAGCTTGGGTTTGTGGCCGATGTGCAGCACGAGATTGAGTCGAGGAGGACGGCATGAAGCGGGTGTGGTGGATGGATGCATTCGGGATGATGTTAGAACCGCGCAGCGGTCACCGGACGACGATTGAGCAAATTCAGGGCTCGGTGGTGAGCGTGACGGCGGCGCACGCCGATGACCGCCAAGGAATGGTGAACTATACGTACATCGTGGTCACTGACGAGCCGACGGTTGGAGATCTTATGAGTCTGCCTGCGCTGTCCGATGTGGTAATCATCGGCCAGGAAGAATCACGAGAGGAGGTGATGCGCACAGATCGAGTAACGCACCAAAGGCCGCGACGGTTGATTGCGAGTGGGCGGCCGATCGTGTGGTTTGAATGTTATCCGAAGCGATTGGATTGACTACCGATAAGACCTGTACTGAGAAAGGAAATCATCGATGGAAGTCACGAAGATTGAATACAGCCGGTTGTATAGCCTGGGCAACTTTGAACACGAGCGCATTTCGGTTGAGGTCGCGCTAAAAGACGGAGAGACACCCCATCAAGCGGTGTGCCGGGCGCGAGAGTTCGTGAAGAAAGAGCACGAGCACAAGCCAATCAACGCAACTGAGATTGCATCGGCTAAGCGAATCGTAGAGAACCCGGATGCGTACACCGGGTATCAGGTCAAGGAAGCGCAGAAGATCGTGGCGCTGACTCAACAACCCGAAGAGATTCCGTTTTAAGAGCAGACAAGGCGAGTGCCGCTGTTAGAGGCAGCGGCACTCAGGGCCACAAACTTTTGGAGCGTGCGGCGTTTGTATTCTAGCACACGCCGCGACAGGAGATCAAGATGGGAACGATGATAGCAGTAGCGAATCAAAAGGGCGGTGTGGGCAAAACGACGTTGACGATCCATCTGGCGATCGAGGCGGCGCGGCGCGGGCGGCGGGTGATGGTGATTGATGCCGATCCGCAGGGCAATGCGACCTCGTGGCTGTTGGACGGAGACAACGAGGATCCGGGCCTGTTCAATCTGTTCGTGGTTGGCAAGCCGATGTTGCAGTGCGTGCGCGGGGTGAGCCGCTGGAATCTGGCGTTGGTGCCGGGTAACAGCCGGACAGATGAGGCGATGCGGTTTCTGTCGGTGACCGATCGGCTGGCAAGCATTCCGAAAATGCTAGATCCACTGCGCGGGTTGTGTGACCTAGTGTTGGTGGATATGCCACCGTCGCGCAGCGCGGGATTCAGCGAGATGTTGGCGGCCTGCGATTGGGTGATCGTTCCGACTCAGTTGGAGCGTCTGGCGCTTGAGGGTGTTGGACTGATGGCGCAGACTGCGGAGGGATTGCGATCCAAGGGTAGGGGGCCGCGACTGCTGGGCGTGGTGCCCAATATGCTGCGCCAGGTGAATGAGCACAAGGGCCAGATGAAGGCGCTGGTGGAGATGTTTGGGCCGGTGGTATGGCCGCCACTACCCTTGAGTGTGCGCGTGGCTGAAGCGTGCGCGTTTGGCAAGAGCCTGTACGAGATTGCGCCGGACGATCCGGTGACGGTGGCGATGCGGGCGGTGGTCGATCGGTTGGAGTTGAATCTCTTCCACGTTGAGGAGGACTGATGGCGAATCAGCGCGTAGGTGGATTGGCGAAGGCGAATGTTGATCCGGCTGTGGCCGATTGGCTGAAGGACGCGCAGACGAACAAGGCTGCTCTGACGAAGAAGCAGAAGCGCGACGGCAAGCGGGTGCGCGTGATCTATGACCTGACGCCAGAGCTCAAGACGGAAATTGAGTCGGAGGCCAAGCGGCAGGGGACAAGTGCGAGCCAGTTAGCGGCGTTCCTGCTGACCTACGCGGTGCGTGAAGCGAAGTCTGGCAACGCTGAAATTAAAGAAGCGCTGCGCGATGGGAAGTCTGCCAGCCGGACGATGAAGTTTGAGTGGAACCTGGACGCGCCGGAAATCTGGAGCGAGTAAACCAACGGCATCATTCAACGGCATCATTGAATGATGACAATAACGGCATCGCAGTTTTTATCGAATGATGCCGTTGACGGTGATGTTAAAACGCACAGGACGCGCGCAGAGCGATTCTTAGGAGTAAGTGGCTATGAGTATCCAAATGCCTCAAATCGACATGCAGGGGCTTTTGCCAGTGGCCGGGCTGGTGGTGATTGCGCTGGCGGCTGTGATTGGGATTGTGCTGTGGGGGGCGCTGCGCAGCAAGGTGGCGATGGTGGTGGCCGTGGTCATCGGGGTGATTGCGGCCGGTCCCATGCTGGTGCAGGCAGTTGGCTCGATCGTCAGCGCGCTGGTGCCGTTGGTGCTGATCGGGGTGGTGGGCGTGATCGGTTTGGTGGTTGTGCTGCAGCGCAGCCCGGCTGTGGTTGACCTGGTGCGAGATCTGCGACCGCAGTATCAGATCGAGCAGCCGCCGATGATCATTGAGCCACACAAGCCGCTTGGGTTGCCCGGCGGCCAAACTGCCAAAACTGTTACCAAGCGCACAGTCGATCAGGATGTGTTGCAGGATTGGGGGTGGTAGTGTGATCAAGCGAATTAGCCTGGTGGTGATGGGGATGCTGCTGTTGTCGGCGTGCGGTGTTGACCCGTGCTCGATCGATAGTACGTCACCCACGTGCGCAGCGAACCGGGCGGTGGCACAACAGACCATCTCTGTGGCGGATGCGACGCGGGAATCGATCTCTGCTCAGTCATCAATGAAAGCGACACAGAATGCAGTGGCATTGAGGGTTCAGGCAACGCAGGGATCGATCAATTCTCGGGCGACGGCGGTAGCCGTTGAACAGGCGGCGACGCGAGGTGCGCGATCGGCCGAGGCTGAGAGTACGCGGGCGGCGATTGAGTTGGGCCAATTGCGAAATTCAGCGGCGATGACGGCTACCATGAACGCGATGGTGTTGGATGCGACGCGCGAATCCATTCGCGCAGACGCGACGCAGACAGCGCTGGTGGGTGAGGCAAAGGTCAGCGGTGCGGCAGTCAGCGCGGCGGCGGCCGGATGGCAGCAGATGATTTTCATTGTAGTGCTGACAAGCGGGCTGGTATCGTTGGTGATGGGTGGGCTGTGGTATGCGCGGCGCTTTGCGCAGACAACGATGCATGGCTTTGAGGTGCGAATGTCGCTGGTGCGATACGGGCCAGGACAAAGCCACTGGGCTTTGGTATCACCGGGACAGAACGGTCAAAAGCATGTGCTGTTGACGGACGCGATGGTTGGCGCTTATTCGTCGAGTGATGGGTTGCTGTCGACATTGCAGCAGCTGCAGGTGCCGGCGCCGATGATCTTGCAGGTGCTGGGTGATCACATGAAGCGAGGGCAGATGGTGTTGGCGGCCCAGGCGACAGGCCAGATGCCAGGCGCAGCCACGCGGACGGAGACGGTGGCGTTGCAGTCGCAGTCCGCACCGGCGGTGATGTTAAGCAAGCCAACTGAACCCGATGATTTGCCGATGGCGCGACCGTTTACTGAGGTGGTTGGCCTATGGCGGCCGACGTTGAATGAAATGTTGTTGGGGATTGGTCGCAATGGACCGGTCTATTGCACGATCGACGATATGTTGTCGATTGCGGTTGTGGGCCGCCCTAAGACCGGCAAGACGACGATTCTGCGCTTCATCTATGCCCAGTGTCTGATGATCGGGTCACAGGTGATGGTGTGGGATCTGCATCGGAATCTGGTAAAGGATTTGCCAGGCGCGAATGCCTGCACCCAGTTGGAGCAGATTGAAGCAGCGGCGATTCAGACTGAGCAGGTGTTGCGGGAGCGGCTGAAGACGGAGAATTACCAGGCACGATCGATGATGCTGTTGATCGATGAGTGGCCGTTGCTGGCTAAGGCGAGTGCGGCTGTCAAAGAGACGGTCGGTCATATGGTGCTGGAAGGCCGCAAGGTGAATATGTTTTTGATGGTGTCCGGCCAAGGATTCCCGGCGAGTCTGTTTGGTGGATCGCTGGTGCGCGATGCTTTCAACAGCCGGTATGTGTGCCACACCTCGACGCGGCAGGCCGAGATGACGGGACTGGATAGAGAATATGCGCCGCTAGTGCATAGCCTGCCGCGCGGGTATGCGGTGCTGGATGGTAGCGCGGTGCGCGATCCGCAGATTGTGGCGATTCCGAATACGACGAAGGAAGATGTTACCGCGTTGATTTCAGGCCAGCGTTCCACTTCGGAGCGGGTGTGGGGATCCACTTCGACCACTTCGGGAGCCACTTCGGAGGATGATGAAGCCACTTCGGGCGAAGTGGTCAGCGAAGTGGGCGGCGAAGTGGATGCGTTGAAGCGCGAGCGGGTGCGCGAGATGCTGAAACAGCAGATTGGAGCATCCAAGATCATCCGTGAGGTGTGGGGCGTGAGCGGCGGGGATGCGTACCAACGCGCGGCGCGTGAATACAGCGCGGTTGTGGCACAGATCGTCGGAGGCGAATGATGACGCGGAGTCGAGTGGTGGTCATGCTGATTGTGTATGGAGTGCTGGTGATAACCGTGGTGGCGTTTGCACCGACGGGTGACAGAGCGCAAGCGCAAACGGGGATCGTCGATGCGTTGGGTCTGCAAGCCACGGCCAATGCCGTGGCTACGCAGAGCGCCTTCGGACAACAACAGAATGCTGCTGCTCAGGCTCAGGTGGCGGCGAATGCGCAGGCCGCGGCCGCTGCAGCTCAGGCTCAAGCCGCTGCGCTGTATGCCCAGGCTCAAGCGGCTAACGCTCAAGCCACCGCAGTTGCGCAGTCTCAAGAGGCGTCGGTGGCGATTGCGCAGGCGACAGTCGATGCGGCCGCGATGCAGGCGACGGTGATCGCGCAGCAAACGCGCAGCGCGATGGAGGCTGAGGCTACGCACCAGGCGCTGCGCATCGAGGCTACTCGGCAGGCGGTGAGTGTGCGCGGAACGGTGGCCGCGATCGAGGCAACACGCACGATCGCGGCTGCGCAGGCGGATGCTCAGCGACGTGACAACGAGGCGATTGCAACGGCCGTATCTGGCAATCTTGAAGCAACGCGCACGGCGCTGGCCATGGTGGCGACGCAAACAGCGGTGCGCTCAGAGAATCTACAACGGATCGAGACGACGGTGACGATCATCGGGATGATGCTGATGATTGTGGCTGGCGCGATCGGGGTGTGGTTGCTGATTCGGCTGGCGCGCAGCACGGCGCTGAATATGAAAAGGGCGGATGCAACACGGCCTCACACGCCCAGCGCTGAGGATGTAATCGAAATTGTGCAGATGGCAGAGCGTGCGCGACAAATGGCGGTGTTTAATGAGTTGTGGAGATTGCAGCGGGCGATGCTTGACCCGACTCGGGCACTGCCTGCAGCTGATGAAATTATTGCCCAGTAGGTTGATTAGAGGAAAGGAAAATCATGACGATCAATCCAGATGGAGTATCCATCAAAGGCTGTAGCATCATTTATGCACCGGAAGGCCAGGCCGGTGAGTATGCGCCGCTGGCGACGAATCCATACCGAGGCTGTGGGCACAAGTGTGCTTACTGCTATGTGCCGGGTGTGCTGCGGATGAAGCGCGAAGACTTCGATGCTGGAGCGCAACCTAGGCCAGAATTTCTATCGAAACTAATTCACGATGCGCGCAAATATCAGTCGGCAGGCATCACTGAGCAAGTAATGCTGTCCTTCACGACAGATCCGTATCATCCGGGTGGAAACACGCTGACGCGTTCGACCATCGAGACGCTGCAGGCGCATGGTCTTGGCGTGTGCACATTGACGAAAGGCGGTCGGCGGGCGTTGCGTGACCTGGATATGTTCCGGCCAGATCGGGATGCATTTGCGACGACGTTGACCTCGCTGGATGATGAGTTCTCTTTGAAGTGGGAGCGGGGCGCGGCCCTGCCGCAAGATCGGATCGAGACGCTGCGCGCGTTTTATGCGGCGGGGATCTTCACGTGGGTATCGCTGGAGCCAACGCTGAACGTCGAGAGCAGCTTAGCGATCGTCGAGGCGACGCATGAGTTTGTTGACCTGTACAAGATTGGCCGGGCGAATTATCTGCCGATGACGAAGAGCACTGATTGGGAAGATTACACCCACCGGATGATTGAACTGTGCCAGCGCTTGAATGTGCGGCACTACATCAAGCGGGATCTGCAGGGCTATCTGGCTGACGGCTATCACAATCCGAAGCGCGTGGCGCAGCACCATTAGGACATTGAGAGATCAAAATGAAAGCCATTACTTTGACGCAACTGTGGGCCACATTGGTGGCACTGGGTGAAAAGAAGATCGAAACGCGATCGTGGCGGACACATTACCGTGGACCACTGGCGATTCATGCGGCTAAGACGTTTGGGCGCGGCGGAGAGCAGGACATCCGGGCGATGTTCGATCGGTTTCCTGAGTTTGAGCGTGTGCTGGGTAAGCACGGGTGGGGCCTGAAAGAATTGCCAAGATCAGCGGTGGTCGCAACGTGTCAGTTGGTTGGCATTGTGAGCACTGCGCAGTTGGAAATGCAGACGTATCACGAATGGACTGGCCCGGATGGGCGGTTGTATCGATTCGACCTAACGCACAACGAGTACACGTTCGGAGATTATTCAGCAGGGCGCTATGCCTGGCTGCTCGCCGACGTGCAGCGCTTGCCGGTTGCTTTGTCGGCGAGCGGCGCGCTGGGCCTGTGGGAGTGGATGCCATGAGTGCGGAAGTGCGCGAGTTGATGCGGCTGATTGAGGATGGCGGGGCATCGATCTTCTGGCTGACGGAAACACAGGCCAGAGCGAAGCGAATGACGCGGTTTGAGAAGACGGGCCGGATCGTGCGGCGCAAGGATGATCAACGGGATGTGTATCCGTGGTGCGTATTCGATGTTCCGGGCGTGCGATTGGCGTGCTATCACGCTCGGGCGAATCTGGAACGCTTTGGGCAACGGGTGCTGGTACTGAAAGGTGCGCGACGCGGCGTGCATCCAAGGAACATGCTAGTGCAGTTCCGTGACGGAACAAAAACTGTCACGTCGATCGGGTGTCTGCGGTGGAAGTGCATTACCCATAATCAGCATACGAGGAAAGACTGACGCGACTATGGACATGGCTCCAAGTTTCAAATGGCAGTTTCCAGATGGATGGAACAGACTATGCGGAGGGTGCATGGTGTTGCGCGCGATGGAGTTCGCGCGGGAATATGGGTTGACTGTGACCTTGTTTCCAGCGCTTCAGCGATCATCGCGTTTGCAGGTTTATCTGCATCCGAACAGTGTGAAGATTCCGATCGGTGAAGACGTGCCGCGTGAAATGACGTCGCACTATTGGATCTTCAGTCTTGAGACCCTGCCGATGAAATGCACATGCGGTCAATTGATTACGAAGTGAAACTAAAGGACGAATCATGAACGAAGACATCAGGCAGTTTAATCAAGGCAAGAAATACGAAAGCATCATCGAATCTGTTTTTCTCACGGTGTACGGCCGCTGGCCAGCCAGAGAAGGTGAACAGCAGGATGATGACGATGAAGAAATTGTCGCCATGCTGGACTACTTCGTAATGGAATCTAATCTCGATGTTGTCGCTATGGCGGAAGCCTGGAAAAAGAGAATAAGGAGTTAACATGAGCGGAATCGAGTTGATTGCCTATGAGCGGTTGCGGCAGATGGAGGCTGAGGGATTTTCGACGAAGCATGATGACGCACATGTTGATGGTGCGCTACTGTCGGCGGCGGTGTGCTATGCCGGTGTCGAGCGGCTGGTGATGATGGGTGCGCCGGTATCGCGGAACGATCCGCCGCTTGAGTGGCCGTGGGATGATTCAGACTGGAAGCCGACGGATGATGCGGTGCGGAATCTGGTCAAGGCCGGGGCGCTCATCGCGGTGGAGATTGATCGGTTGCTTAGGCTGTTTGATTGCGCTACATAGTCGACTTTATATCCAGATTGGCTATTAGCCGTTCGGGAATAGTACCGAACGGCTAAGTATTTCTACGTAGTGGAAAATACGTGGTCGATTGGAAAATGGTTTGAACGGTGATCACATGACAATCGGCGTGTGAAAAATAGCAAACTGGCAATAGACCTAGCGGGGCAGTGGGGAGTAGGATTGGTAAACTCATTTGATGTTAGGTGAATTATGACGTATGATTTGATAGCGATTATGCGCGATGTCGCAGCCCTGTGGTTATTGCTGACTGATTTCGCCCTGGTGGTACTGGCGATTGCGGGACGAGGAATGACCAGCAAAGGCATCGTACAGGCCGGCTGCGTGTTGGTGATGGGCTTGGCGGGCGGCCTATTGTCCAATGCTCGGGGGATTTTCCCGAATCGTCTGGTGGCGGTTGGGTTGCTGCTGCTGAGCGTCGGCCTGTGGGTAATAGTGAATCGGGTGAGATCCGCTGTGCGCGGGTAACCGAGAGGAAATTATCATGACTCCACAGTCAACCCTTAGTCTAATTCCGCTTGAGAATATCTTCGTCGATCTTCAAAACCCACGTTACGATCCACTCGACAATCAACGTGAAGCACTGGCTACTATTGCGAACGAACAAGGCACGAAACTAGTCAGCCTAGCAAAGGATATTGTTGAGAGGGGGCTAAACCCATCAGAAGTGTTTATGGTGACGGCTGCGGACGACGGGAAATCGTTCACAGTCATGGAAGGCAATCGGAGAATTGCGGCACTAAAATTGGTGACATCATCTTCACTCCTGCAGTCTCTCGGATTGGAACCGCGCTTGACGAAGGAATACAAGGCCCTTCATGATCAAGTGGGAGCCAACGTACCACGGCAAGTCTTCTGCACGGTGCTATCGCGTGAGGAGGCCAAGCATTGGATTGCCCTGAAACATACTGGCGAGAACGAGGGCGTCGGTGTTGTCATGTGGGATGGTCGGGCGCGACAACGATTCCGTGGTTCGTCACCTGCATTGCAGGCGATTGAGCTCGTGGAAGCGAGTGACTACCTTGATGCCGAGACAAAAGAAAAACTTCCTAAAGTCTCGATCACCAATATCGAGAGACTGTTAAACACCCCTGATGCGCGCGCATTTTTAGGCATCGATGTAAAAAGCAATCAGCTGGTCTTGCGCGCCCCTGAAGAAGAAGCATTGGCACGTCTGGCAATGGTCGTAGCAGATATTGCACATCGGCGTGTCCGAGTATCGCATTTGGATACTAAGGATCAACGCGTTGCCTATGCTCAGGATGTCGCAAAACGCCCACTGCTACAGCCAGCGGGCACAGGCGATCCAAACGGTTCGAAAACATCACCGACAACAAACACAAAGGCGACTGCACCAGCCGGGCGGCGGATCAATCCTGATCGCAAGACACTTATCCCTAAGCGCATCAAGTTGGTAATTCCGCACACGCGTATCAATAGGATATACTATGAACTGCAACGGATGTCTGTTGAGGAGTTTGTTAACGCCTGCGCGGTCATGCTGCGGGTATTTGTGGAACTCAGCATTGATGATTTTGCGGAGCGAAAAGGCGTTACGCTGAAGATCGCACGAAAACCTAAGCCCGGTGAGGCGCCGCAGATGCGTGACATGCAGCTGCGCGAGAAAATTAACGCGATTATCGAGCACATGGAGCTGACTGGATTATGCAGTAAGAGCGATCTGCGTGGCATAAAAACGATCTACAACAACCATGATCATGTTTTGTCAGTTGACAGCCTGAATGCTTACGTGCACAATAAGAGTTATAGTCCTGCGCCATCCGATTTGAAGACGACCTGGGATAACATTGAGGTCTTTGTCCAAAAAATGTGGCAAGCCTAGGTGAGCGTTCTATGCCTGTACAATCGCACGGTTTCACCAGTCCACTACGATATCCAGGTGGCAAAGGAATGTTGGCCAACTTCGTCAAGACGATCGTGACGCAGAATAACCTGCTTGACGGTTACTATGTTGAACTCTATGCGGGTGGAGCCGGAATTGCTTGGCCACTACTATTTGAAGAGTACGTGCGTCATGTTTACATCAACGATCTGAATCGCTCAGTTTATGCCTTCTGGAAATCCGTCCTAGAACACACCGACAGTCTATGCGCCCTTATCCAGGATACGCCTGTAACGATGCAGGAATGGAATCGACAGAAAGAGATTCAAGCGACACCTAAAGCACACTCGATTCTCGAATTAGGTTTCAGTACGTTCTATTTGAATCGCACGAATCGATCCGGCATCATCAATGGCGGAGTCATTGGCGGAAAGGCGCAAGCCGGTGACTGGAAATTGGATGCACGGTTCAACAAACAAGACTTGGTGTTGAGGATACAGCGCATTGCGCGTTACAGGTCGCGAATTGGCATCTACAACCATGACGCGGCCGACTTCATTGAACACTTCCTCCCGGCTCTGCCACGCAACACGTTGGTGTATCTCGACCCCCCCTACTTCGTTAAAGGTCAGGGGCTTTATGAGAATCACTATGAGCGTGATGATCACGCCCGCATCGCTCATTTGTCGGCGCGAATTAGGCAACCGTGGATCATATCGTATGATGCTGCCCCGGAAATCGTTGACCTTTACAAAGACCGCAGAAGTATGCGATATGATTTAAGTTACAGTGCGCAAGACCGGTACTCGGGATCCGAAATCATTGTTTTTAGCGACAACTTGATAGTTCCGTCGGTGCAGCATCCCGCAAAAGTTAAAGCGGTCATTCCTGCACAGCCCCTTTTGTAGATTTTCCCAGAGTGGTTAATCAGTCCCTGTCTACAGCGCCCAGATCTGGTCTTGATCGGGGCGCTGTGTTTTGGTTGATCACTTCATGAATCAGTTATCGGGAATAACTCGATTTGCTTGCCTAGTATCGGGGTTATAGGAAAGGAAACGTTTGTACGGTATGAATATCACGGAATTAACCGTGAGGTCTGTAATGGATTGACTTTGAGCACGGGTCTGTGCTACACTCAATGCGAGGTTTGTGCAGCATGGCGAAGATTCAAGCCGATCCACAGGTTGAAACGCGCAAGAAAGTGACGTGCGATATTCCGCGATGCTCGGATGCGCGGAAGGCGCGCGGCCAAGAGAATGGCCGGTGGCTCATGTCGGTTGAGTTTAGCTGTGATGGGGCAGGGTTGCCTGGCACGGTGACCATCACGACGATGTGCAAGGAGTGCGGCGGAACACACTCTGTGACTTTGGAGATTCCGCGCAGACCCTCACCCTAACCCTTTCCCAAATGGAGAGGGAATAACAAACTGAATAAACAGGCTTGAACGAAGCCGCTCATCTGATCCAAGTGGATCACGATCGAGCGGCTTTTTGTTGTGGTGTTGTAAATGGGACTGGTTAGTCAATACAAAGTGGAACCTGAGACGTCATACCGGCTGACGCGCCGACAGAGGGAGGTGCTTTAACTGGTGGCGTGCGGCTTGTCTGGTAAAGAGATTGCGGCACGGTGCGGTATCAAGTACCAGACGACGAAGAACCATTTGATGGCGATCCGCAGCGCGTTGGGCGCGTTGAGCAACAGTCATGCTGTGCGAATTGCAATTGAGCATAAATTGATTGAGATCTGTCAGGAGGTAGGGACATGAAGATTCGACTGAGGGTGATGTTGATTGTGGTGGCGATGTTGGTGTTGGCCGCTCCGGTATATGCCCAAGGAACTGGTGACACGCCGAAGATCCCGACGCTGATTGATGCACTGCGGTTGCTGGGAACGACTGTTGGAGCGGGCATGGTCATCTCATTCCTGTTGACGCGGGTTGAGTGGTTTAAGGCGTTGACTGGTGAAAAGCGATTCTGGATTGTGCTGGGTCTGTCGATGCTGATCCCGTTCGCGGCTACGCTCGTGACGCAGCTGGTGCCAGCAGCCGCACTGATTGCACTAGAGCCATACTGGCAATCGTTAGCCGCAGGCTTTATCGTGTTCATCGGCTCGCAAGCGCAGTATTTCCTACAGAACCAGAAGAAGCCTTAACCCCAAGGGTTAAGGCTATTTGTTTCGAGGTCCTATGTCGTTTCGGGATATTCCGCAGTTCATCAACATCGGAATCAGTGTGTATTGCCTGATTCTGATCGCGCGCAAAGTTAAACGTCAGCCCCGCTCGTTTTCGATCTGGCTGCCGATGATCACGGTCATGGTGATTACGCTGGTGTTCTATGGTCTGGTTCAATTGCGCTTAACGGGCGTGGCGTCATCTGATCTGTCGGCGACGCGGAATCTGGCGATTCAAATCGCGTTGATGGTCTACGTTCGAAACATGCCGCCGGTGAAGATGCCATGACGATTGATCCAGCGTTGGCCACCATCATCGTTGCCATTCTCGTCAATCTGCCAGCATGGTTTATTTCGCGCGCCACGAACCGCAAGTTGAAGGCGGAGCAAGATGCGGCGGTGATTAAGGCACAGGCGGAGGCCGCCACGGAGTCTGATCGGCGTGAGCAGTTGAAGGACGATTTGACTGAGAAGGTTTTGAAACGGGCGGACACTGAGATTGATAAATACCGGGAGCGCGTTGAAAAACTTGAAGAGAATCTTGAGGCGGCGAATGAACTGATCGAGCAACTGCGCGCAGGCAAACGTGAGTCTGATCAGAAGGTCCTTAATTTAGAACAGGCGTTGATGGATCGTGACCGAAAGTTTAACGCCGAATTGACCTCGGAGAGGACGGCCAGGCAGCAATTGGAGACGCGGTTGACGGCGGCTCAGCAGCGCATTAGCGCACTGGAAGACGAACTAGACGCGCGCAATCGGCGCATCAGGGAATTGGAAGGTAGCAGCGGGGCCAAAAGTTGAGGTTAACATGACGGGTCAATTGAGTGTGATGATTGGCGATCAGGCGACGGGTTTGGCTGGGTTCGTTGCGACGGCGAAGCCGCGCGGTCTGTATTGCCTTAACAATCGCGTGCGTGGGACGTGGCCGCAGTTGATGACGGTGTTTCGCGTTCAGAATAAGGCTGACGGTAAGCGGGACGGCTGGGATCGATTGCCGGATGCCTGCAATACGCAAGCGTATTGGGTGCACACCGATCCGGTGGTGAGTGCGCGGTATGAGTTACTGCAAAAGACAACGTATGTTCCCAAAGTGGGAGCGCTGAATTTGATCGCGTACTGGAAACTGTCGAATGAGAGTTGGTATGCGCCGGTGAATGAGCCGGATTTAGGCCAGGGTGATGATCGGTTTGCGCGGGCGCAGTGGTGGGCGGCGTGGTTTATGGAGGCGCTCAATATTGCGCGGGCGGCCGGGGTGCCGTTGTGCCTGGGGAGTTTTCCGACGGGCGGTCCCGCCTTGGATACGCTGCCGATCTTTGCGCCAGTGTTTGAGTTGTTGAAGTTGGCGGGCGGAATCATCGACGTGCACGAGTACGGCGTGGATGGGTTCTTGATGGAAAGCGGCCACCGCTCGGGGGCGCTGCGCTATCGGGAGTTCTACAACGCGCTGCCACCGGCGTCGCGCTGCGATATGGTGATCAGCGAGTTTTGGGCGTGGAGTGGTTTTACGCTGGAAGGCAATTGGCGGGCGCAAGTTGAGGATGCGGCGGCCTATGGCCGGGAGTTGTTGAAGGACCCGTATGTGCTGTGGGCCAGCGCGTTTCAGTTGAACCAACGGGCGGAGTCTCACCTGGTGCCGCAGGCGCTGACCTATTATGCGCAGTTGGCCAGCGGGTTGTTGGGCGGCCCTGAGCCGCGCTATGTGCTGACGACGCAGGCGATGTCTGAGGCGCAGTCACAGAGTGTGCAGTTGTATTTGCAGCAGCAAAGCATTGGCTATTCGGTGGCGCAAGCATGACTGACGAGACGGTGTTGGATGAGGTGTATGCGTGGGCGAATGCCGTCAAGGCGGACGCGCAAACGCTGATCGTTAAGATCGACGCGGCGCGCGCCACCCCGCCGACGAAACGCATTCTATCGTTTCCGTGGCTGGGGCAGAACACGCCAGCCCCCACCGATGATTTTAGCGGCAACGACTGCGGCCCGGCGGCGCTGGCCATGTGGCTGAATGGCTTGGGCCAGTCGTTGACGGTGGACGATGTGAGCCGCGCGACGGGTTTGGCTGCCAACTATGCATCAACGGCGTATTGGGATTTGAGCAAGGCCGCCCGGGCGTGGGGCATTACCCTATCGCGCAAGGCAGGCTTGACGATCGATGCGTTGAAGGCCGAAATCGACAAGGGCACGCCGCTGATCGTGCTGGTGCATTACGGCAGCCTGCCCCAGCGGGCGACGTCGTTTGAGAAGGGCCACTGGATTTTGGTGGTGGGCTACGACGCCGACAACATCTATTACCACGATCCATTGTGGGTTGATTCGCGCGGGGCAAACATCGCCTGCCCGTATGCGGCTTTCGCCAAGGCGATGGCCGATTGCGCCATCGACAAAAACACTCCGAATCAGGGTCTAGTGCGGCCACTATCTGGAAAATGATGCGCAATCCGCAGGCAACAGAGCTCAGTGAGGCACTGCAAGTGTATGCGTTAAGGCGCAGGCGCGATGAGGCGTGGGCCCGGCGGGTGATTAAGCGCACTCAGCAACGGGCATGGTCATGTCGAGTATGTGTGGCAGTGGTGCGGACGTTTAGACAGTTGATGAGTCGATAGGCTAACCCATTATGCAACGTCGCGAGAGCCGTTTGAAGTTGCCACCCAAGATCATCGCACCTGAACCAGCCCCGATTGTATTTGAACAAATCACGCCGAATGTGCACAAGGCTACGTTTAGTGGAGTGCGAGCGGGCTGGGAGGCGTGGCTGCTCCTGAGCAGTGATCGACACAATGACAACATTAAGTCTGATCGGGCGTTGCAGTTGCGGCATTTGGAGCAACTGAAGGAGCGCAACGGGCTGGGACTGGACTTCGGCGATTGCTTTGATGCGATGCAACAGCGGGGAGATAACCGATCGAACCGTGACGAGATAAGGCCAGAAGACAACGGCGAAGATTATTTCGATCGCATCGTCATTCACAGCGCGGATATGTACGCTCCCTACGCCAAATGGTTGAGATTGTTTGGACGCGGCAACCATGAATCGAGCGCGCTGAAGTATCACGGAATTGATCTGACCAATAACCTGGTACACCGCATCAACACGCACGAACTCAAAACAGGCACGGCCTATCGAGGCGGTTATGGCGGATGGGTGATGCTGCAATTTAACATCCGCGATACGGTGCGAGTGACGAAACGGTTGAAGTATTTTCACGGGGCGGGTGGTGGTGGCCAGGTAACGAAAGGCGTGATCAGCACTAATCGGCAGGCGGTGTACCAGCCGGACGCAGATATTGTGGTGAACGGTCATACGCACGACAACTGGCATTTGCCACTGGCCAGAGAGCGCATCAATCAGGCGGGTGTCATATCCAGAGATCTGGTGCATTTTATTCGACTGCCAAGTTATAAGGACGAGTATCGAGAAGGTGCTGATGGCTGGCAGGTTGAGCGCTGGGGAGAGCCGAAACCGATCGGGGCGGTGTGGGTGAGGTTCTACATGGATCATTGCGGGGAATTGCAGTTTGATGTGATCAGCGCAGTGGTGTGAGCGCGCAGTAGCGCGACCCTCGCCCCTAACCCCTCTCCCAAAGGAGAGGGGAATTGCCCAGTATGACGGTTATAGGTATGAAAGTCATCTACATCGCTGGCAAGTATCGGGATAGTCGCGGTGCCTGGTATATCCGTCAGAACATTCGCGCGGCTGAACAGGCGGCGCAGTTTGTGTGGCAGCAAGGCGGTGTGGCGCTCTGTCCGCATCTGAATACGGCGCTGTTTGATGGCTTGCCTGGGTGCGCGGATGAGGTGTGGCTGCGCGGCGATCTGGAGTTGCTGCGGCGCTGTGATGCAGTGTTCGCGATTGAGAATTGGCGTGACAGCAACGGAGCAATGGCCGAGGTTAAGCGCGCCCGCGAGTTGAACTTGCCAGTGTTGTTCACCTACAACGATGTGATTCAATATCTGATGAGCGCCCATGCCGCGTGAAAAGCCGTTTACGTGTCATAGATGCAAGAAAAAGTACACCGGTGGTCGGTGCCCGAACTGTTATCCACGCCGGCCACGCCGTGGACGTGGTGGCGGTGGAAGTGGCCGAGTGAGCCGACGGGCAGCCGCAGCGTCTGTACAAAGCGTGTTGAGCAAGGATGTGTTATCTGTAAACGCTGCGGCGGTGGATCCCGCGCCCCCCGCGCCCCCCGCGCCCCCCGTTGATAATGGGGTTAAGTTTGGCGTGATCATTGCGCATAGTCAGGACGCTATTGACGATGGGGAAAAAGCAGCCTGAAGAATCAAAAATTTTTGCAATCAGTTTGCAATCAGGTAATCCATTCACGCCGTCGCCTCGGCTGCAAGAGATGTTGAATTCACTCAGCGCACAGCAGGCGGCCGGCGTGATTCGTATTGCTGAGGGTGAGTTACGTGGTATGTCGATGGCGGCCATGTTGCATGGTCCGAATAAGATTTGTTCCTACTCAACGTTCTACGCCAAGGAGCGCGGCGGGTGGATGCATAAGCCGAAGTTCGTGGCGGCGCTGGAGTTGGCCCGCGCGGAGGCCCGCGCACACGGCCTGACGAGCGTGGTGGGTGATGCGGTTGAGCGGTTGAAACTGGCGACGCTGGATGCCGCTACAGATCTGCATCGACAGATTACGGGTGACGTTGGAGCGATTGCGGCCTTGGGCCAGATCGTCACTGACAAGAAGAGGCCACCGGCTGAGCGCATCAAGGCGGCGCACGGACTGGGCGAGATAGGATCACAAGCGGCCGTTGATCAGTTGTTGATGGCGCTGGGTGCAGCTCAGGCCAAAACGGAAGACGAACTGCGTGCGGCGATCGTCGAGGAGTTGGGCAAGGCGGGCGCGGCCACGAACACGCGGCGACGATTGGCCGACATGGCGACGCTCGATCGAGCCGATAAGATGACGGCCAGCAAGGGGCCAGGCGAGCGAACCGCCGAAGAACTAACCGATGATGAACTCGAAGCAATCGCGCGTGAGTCCACAGGGAGCGGCGACGGAATTGCTGCGCCGACGGCGGGCGCGTCAGCACCTCATTGATTTCGCGACGTATGTCGATCCGGCCTTTCTGCGCGCGCCGCACCTGGAACTGATTGCAAGTTACTTGGAGCGTGTTCAGCGGCGTGAGATTCTACGCCTGATTATCGAAGCGCCTCCCCGTCACGGGAAAAGCAAACTGACGAGCGAGATGTTTCCAGCCTGGGCGCTAGGGGTTGATCCGTCTGAACAGTTTATGCTAGCGAGCCACACCGCATCTTTGCCTGAGACCTTCTCGCGCAATGTGCGCAACCTCATCGCGAGCGATGCATATAAGAGGTTGTTCGATGAGACGCAGTTGAGCGATGATAACGCAACGATCCAGAAATGGACGTTGGCCGATCGCACGCGGCCAGCCATGTTGACCGTGGGTGTGGGTGGATCTCCGACAGGACATGGTGCACGAACGCTGATTATCGATGACCCAATCGGGGCGGCGGAAGAGGCCGAAAGTGAATTGCAGCGTAAGAATATGTGGCAGTGGTATACCGATACCATCTATCCACGGCTTGAACCTAACGCAGCAATCATCGTCATGATGCAGCGCTGGCATGAGGACGATTTGACGGGCCGGTTACTGAAAGACCAAGCCAAGGCGGATAAGTGGGTGATTGTGTCGCTGCCCGCGCTGGCCGAAACGCAGACTGAACGTGACGAGTACGCCAAGCGGGTTGGTCTGCCGCTGGGTGTGGACGATCCGTTAGGACGTCTGCCCGGACAGGCGCTGTGGCCTGAACGCTATGATGTGCCTGATCTGAAGGCCATTGAGGCCGTGAGCACGCGGTCATTCTCTGCGAAGTACCAGCAGAAACCGAGGCCTGCGGAGGGTGCTAAGTTTAAGCGAGCGTGGCTGCGCACGATCGATGCGAGTGAGTTGCCGACGGGCCTGACCTGGAAGCGCTATTACGACCTGGCACACTCACTTAGGGAACAAGCCAGCAACACGGCCACGATTGCGGGGTCACTGGGCCCGGATGGAACGTTGTATTTGCGACGCGGCCGGGCGGGCAAGATGGAGTCGCCCGAGCAACACAAGATGATTGAGGAGTTGATGCTGGATGAGCCGGACACGGAGCACGGCATTGAAAATAAGGTGCATGGCGGTCCAACGGTCCAGACATTGATTCGCAAGCCTGAACTGGCGCATGTGGCGCTGAAGCCGGTGAACATCCACGCTGATAAGATCGTGCGCGCCACACCGGTGGTCGATCGGGCGGAGATGAATAAGGTTCGATTTGTGCGCGAGTCGATCAATGATGATGTGTGGATCAGTGAATGGATCGATGAGATGTGCGCCTTCCCGTACGGGGCACAAGACGATCGGGTTGACTGCGTGAGCGGGGTTGAGGCGATGATCGGTCAAACGGATAAGAAGCAGACGAAAGCGGCCAAGGCGAATGTTGTGACGGCGGAGCAGGCGATGGGAGGTAGTTGACATTCGTGATCGGGTTGTGCTAAGATGATGGCGTCAGTTAATACCAAATTGTGATTGGGCTTGTAACTCCTGTGGGTTTGCTGGATCGTGGTGCGCGGAAACGATCCCAAGAGGGTGGCGATAACGCTCGAAACTCACCGCAGCATAAGGCGCAGCAGGAAGCCCGACAATGTGATGGGGTGTGGTTAGGCCGGTCTTAACCACACCCGCGTAAAATTGAATAGCAGGCTTGAACGGAGCCGCTAACTATCCCTGACGGGGATTGGTTGGCGGCTCTTTTTGTTTGCCCTCACCCCCGGCCCTCTCCCAAAGGGCGAGGGTGAATTACCTAGTAGCACGATTAGCGGCAAGGAAACACGAGACAAGGAGACCAGTCATGAAGCGCAAAATCGATCGCGGGAATCCGCTGACGGAATTGGTGAAGGGCTCGCTGGAATACACGAAGGATGAAATCCGGCGATCGTTTGAAAAGCAATTCAGGGATCCGACGCGCGAGTACGGAGGGACACCGTGGTACATCGTGGATACGTTTGCCGATGCGGTGATCGTGGCGGAATACGGAAACCGCAGTGAGTTGCAGCCGGATGAGTTCTTCGGCGTGACCTATGAGCGCGGGTCAGAAGACGACTATGTATTTGCGGCACGTGATGCGTGGGAGGTGGTGGAGTTGACTTATCAACCTGCCACCAGCACGGCTGAGCCAACACCGCAACCGGCATCCCCCGACAATGGCGATCTTACTCCGGCCGAGATGATGGCCGAATCTAAGCGAAAGCGCGGCAAGCGCATCACTGAGCGTTTGGGTGCGGTGGTTACGCTCGAAGAGGCAGCGGGGGCTGATGGACCACGCACGATCCGAGCAACTGAGGTCATGACCGCTGGCATCATCAATGGCAATGAGCGGCGCTATCCGGTGCGTGTGCTGCGCGAGGCTGTGGAGAAGATGCGCACGCATTTGAACGAGAGCGCGGGGCAGGCCCGCGCGGTGCAGTATTTGGGCGAGGTCGATCATCCGAGCGACAAGGGCGGGCGTCCTAACCTGTTGGAGACGGTGGTGAAGTGGGATGAGGTGAACTTCGATGGCGCGAATGTATCTGTCGCGGGTCACCTGCTCGAAACCGCCAAGGGGAAGGACATCCAGGCGTTGGCGCGCGGCGGCGTGAAGATCCCGCTGAGTATGCGCGGCTACGGCGATTCGAAGATCGTGAAAGAAGGCGGGCGTGAGATTGAGGAAGTGACGCGGCTTGAAATCACGGGCTTTGATCTGGTGCTGGAGCCGGGCTTTGAAAATGCAGTTCCGATCATCGAAAACAAACATTACGAATCAGGAGATGAGGACATGGATCCCGAGAAATTGAAGGCATTGATCGAGGCCAACCCCGATCTGTTTAAGGGGCTGGTGGTGGGCGAAGTGCAGAAGTTGGGCGCTGAACAGCTCAAGAAGTTGGAAGAGCAGGTGCGCGGCGTGCTGGGCATTAGCGCGGAGGCCGATCTGGGCAAGGCGCTGACCGAGGCCGTGGATGCGAAGCGCACACTGGATGCGCAGGCCAAGACCAAGACGATCGATGAAGCGATCGGGGCGGCGACGAAAGACCTGCCGTATGGCGCGAAGTTGAACGGCTTGTTCGTCGAGTCGGTCAAGGCCGCGAATCCGCAAGACGAGAAGGCTGTGAAGGCCATCGTCGAAGCGAAGCGGCGCGAGTATGACGCGATGGCGGCCGAGGCGCGCATGGCGGCGATGGGCTTCCGCGGCGTGAACGTGGTCGGTCCTGTGATCGAAAGCGAACTGGGCATTCCGGCGTACGCGCGCGGGATGCATGAATTCACCGAAGCGCTGTTGCGCACGGGGCAAGGCCGCCGATTCGATGCGCGCAAACCGAAGACCGTGAATGAATTCTTCGCGGCGCAGTTGCTGGAGCGCTTCGACAAGATGCACGAGGCGAAGTTGCGCCAAGAGGCGCGGCTGTTGGAAGAGGCGGAGCAGACGAGTGATCTGAACCTGCCGTATAGCGTGAGCCGCACCATCATCGCGCAAGTGGCCCCGCGCTTGATCGCGGCCGGCGTGTTCGACTTTGGCGTGACGGATCAGAATCCGACGCGCATTTTCTACGAGTCTTACGCGGCGGAAAGCGGACTGGTGAATGTGGTGGCCAACGAGAGCGTGGTGACAGACCTGAACGGCTGGGTGTCGCTGGCCCATGCACGCGTGTCGCCGGGCACGGTGACGGTGACCTCCTCACCGGCGGGCACCACGTATACCGAGAATACCGACTTCGTGATCGACTATGCCAACGGCCGGTTGATGACGCTGGCGACGATTGCGGATGCGGCCACGGTGTTGGTGAATTACACCTACACCGCGATTCGCAAGGGCGAGATGGCAGCCATCGCGCGCGGCAAGGGTCAATTGACCTACAAGGATATGTCGTGCGCGGCCGATCGCCTGGCGCAGCAGATCAGCAATGAGGCGGTGTTGTTCAGCCGCTCGCAGATCGGTTGGGATGCGACCACGCGCACACTGGCGATGTTGGTCAATCAGATCCAGCGCAAGATCGACCAGGGCATCATGTATCTGGCATTGAGCGCGGCGCTGAGCGTGGCCAACAACAGCGGCGGCACGTGGAACAGCGGCGCCAGCCCGATCGACTATGCCGACCTGGTGAAGAAGATTGGCGTGGCGCGCGTGAAGATCACGAACCGCTACTATCAGCCGACGGCAGTGCTGATGAGCACGGGCATGAGCGACACGCTGGCGAACTGGGAAGACTTCAGCGCGGCTGGTATGCGGCCGGATCAGGACATTAACGCGGAAGGCTACGTGGGCCGCGTGAAGGGTCTGCCCGCTTTCGAAACCACCGAGTTCACGGATTCGTTCGTGCTGGTGGTCAATCGCGAACTGGTGGCGCATCGCGTGTTCAGCCCGATGGCGCTGAAGGGGCCGTTCCCGTCGTACGATGGCAGCGGCAATCTGATCGCGGCGGATCAGTGGTATGCCGAGGAATATAACGGCACGGATGCGCCGATTGCTGAGAAGGGCGCGTACGTCGTCATTCAGTGACGGTGCGCAGTAGCGCGGGCTGCAGTAGCGCGAGTGACGAGTGACAAGTGAAGCGGGATGCACGATGCATGAAGCATGATGCATCCCGCTGTAGAGATCAGGAGATGAGCAGATGAAGACGAAGCATGTGTTGGCGCGAGGTATCGCGGTGTCGATGGTGGTGACGCTGATGTTGATGGCGCTGGGCGGCAGCCTGGCGATGGCCGAAACGGGGTCGGGCGATCCTGAAGTTGGCAAGCCGGTAGGGTGGGCGTCGTATACGTTCTACAACGCGCAACTCACGTCGAGCACAACGCAGTATTCGGCCAGTCCGTTGACACGCAGCGGCCTTGATTTGAGCAAGGTGGTGCAGTGGGGCGTGGCCGAGGTGTTTGTGACGGCGGATGTGAGCGGCACAGCGACCGTGACGGTGACTCCACAATTGAGTAATGACGCCACGAACTGGGTGAGCGCTTACTGGAACACGATCAGCGGGACGACGGTGACCGCTCAACCCTATCGCATTGTGTTGAGCGCGGACGGCGGCAGTTACCTCCGTCTGCCGATTGCCGGGGAGTATCTGCGTTTCAAGATCGAGTCGTCGGCCACATCGTCTCAAACGGTCACGACGACGGTGCGGACCACGTTCAAGAATTACCAATAGAACCCCTCACCCAAAACCCCTCTCCCAATAACGGGAGAGGGTGACTTGATGGAGGCCAAGATGATTGTGAGATTTGTGGGACCGCAGGGCGTGCCGCTGGCCGGGAGATTCATCTATCCCGGTGAGACACGCGATGTCAGTGATGTGCAGTTGTTGGGCGCTGTACAGGCCCATCCCGGCTGGTTCGAAGTGGATGGCGTGCCGGTATTTCAACCGCCACTTGAATCATCCGACGTGCCAGGTCAGGGTGATGGATTCCCGCCAGAGGCGCTCGGGAATGACGCTGTGGATGGCGAGGGAGTGAGTCTGCCGTCGCCGATTGAGCCAGTGCTGGAGCACGGCGATGATGTGATTTTGGGTGATGATGCCCTCACCCCTGACCCTCTCCCAGAGGGCGAGGGAGCGAGCGAGGTGTCCGATGTCAGTAGCGTTGAGCACGTTGATCAGCCGGTTGCAAAGCGACGTAGCGGCAAGAAACAGCGTACCGAGTAGTGCGCAGTACGAACAGGCTGTGCGTGATGCGGTGGCCGATTTTAGTCGACGCGCACCGATGCAGAAGGTGGTCACCATCAACGTCGTGAGCGGCACGGCTAGTTACGCGTTGCCAAGCGGCTTCTCAAAGATGATCCGCTTTACTGGCGCGCTGAATCCTCAAACGGGTGTGCTGAATACCGCGGCTGGTTTGATTCCCGTCGACGCGTCATTCAAAGAGCACGTGATGGTGCAGGGTGCGCAGCTGGTCATTTACCCAACGCCGTTATACACGATGGCGCGCGATTTGTGGTATGCGGCGGCCTATGTGTTGGATGGGTCGAGCGCTTATGCGGACATGACCGATGAAGTGGCAGCGATCGTGATGCTTAAGGCGCAGGCATTGGCGCTGATGCTGCAAGCGCACCAGGCCGCGAAGGAAGGCTGGCTGTACTCGATCGGTGATGAGAGCGTGAGCAAGGTAAGCCTGCCCGATAACTTGCGCAACGAATCGAAGTTGGCCGATGCGCAATACCTGGAAGCGGTACGAACGTACATCGGTCAGGTTGGCCTGCGCGGTGAAGCGACATCGACGTTTACGGCTTAGGCCCTCACCCCTGACCCCTCTCCCATAGGCGATGGGAATTGCCCAGTATTGAACATATAGGCAAGCAATGATCAATCCTGACGATCTGACCCAGATGACTAGCGACATGGCCGCGGTGCGCGATGATAACGACGTGAGCATCGTGATTCGGCGTGGAACTAGCACGACGCTGACCGCGCAGACGTTTCGAGTTGCGAGCGGCGGCAGCGGAAGCCGGGCGGATTCTGGCACGGGTCAGGAGAGCCGCGATAGGGTGGTGCTGCTGGGAGCGGCTGCGGCGAATATCCAGGTTGATGATCGCTTTACGTTGACGGTGAACGGCGGACCAGTGTTGATGCGCGTAACGTGGGTGCGACCCGATCGGCGGGTGGCGACGATGGCGAAGGCTGAGGCGGTGGAATGAGTGCGAAGGCTTATTGGGTGAAGCCGCCCAGCACGCTGGTTAATCCGTTGAAGCAGTATCGTGAGAAAGTACTGGTGGCAATCTACGCCGTAGCCGCATACATTGGACAGCAAATGCAGGATGATGCGCGCCGGCGCGCGAAGTGGGAGGACCGGACGGGTAACGCCCGATCGGGGCTATTCTTTGCGGTGGATGGATTTGGGATGTCGCCCATTGTCGGGCAGTTGGGCTCGATTTCGCAGGGCGTTGATGCAGTTACCAAGACCACCGAGAATGCGATCGTGAGCGGCACAACCGATCGACTGGTGCTGGCGCTGAGCCACACAATGTACTACGGAAAATTCCTCGAACTGTCGAACGGCGGAAAATACGCCATCATCATGAGCACGATGGAGACGAATCTGCCGAGGCTGGAAGCGATGCTGAAGAATGTCTTCAGGTAACAGGTGACGTATGGGACTGATTGATCGATTTACTGCCATCTTCCGCCAGCGTTCGCCTGTGAGTGAGCCGACGACGACGGATGAAGTGAGGCCGCCATCGCGCCCGGGCGCGGTGATGGATTTGTTTAAGCCCGAGCGCGACCGACTTGAGATTGTGCGCAAGAGCCGCGATATGTATCGGACGGACATGCGCGTGAAGCGCATCATGTCCACACTGGGGCGCGATGCCGTGAAGGGCGGCTTCACCATCAAGTCCAAGAATGCGCAAGCCGTTGAGATCGCGACGGCGATGATCACACGGACGCGATTGCTCGATCGACTGGATGACTATGTGCGGTTGACGCTGCGCGACGGTGACACGTTTTTGGAAGCGGGCGTCAATGCGCAGGCGGAGATCGCTGCGCTGACGCGCAAGCCCACATTGGAGATGCGGCGGGCGAGTGATGAATTCGATCGGTTTGTGGACCCGACGCGGGCGTACTGGTGGGGCGATGCGGGCTATTGGGGACTGAGCGCGCCGACCGATGCGGTGTGGTTTGCGCAGTGGCAGATCATCCACGCGCGGTGGGATCACGACGAAGGCAGTCGCTACGGTCAACCCCTGTTTGCGTCGGCGACAAGCGCGCACAAGCGTTACACGGAAGGCGAGACGGACATTGCGGTGCGGCGCAAGACGCGCGCGGGCATGAAGTATTTGCATGTGGTAGAGGGCGCGAGTGAGCCTGAGTTAGAAGGCTACAAAGAGTACAACCAGGCGGCACTGGATAATCCGTTTGCGGCCGTGGCTGATTTCTTCACGAACAAGCCGGGCAGCATCAGCAGCATTCAGGGTGATGCGAATCTGGAGCAGATCGCCGACGTGATTCACCACATTCGATCGTTCTGGACGGCGTCTCCGGTGCCGATGAGTTTGATTGGGTACGGGCAGGACCTGAATCGGGATGTGCTGGATAAGCAGAAGGAACAGTACGACGAAGAGTTGCCGGTGGTGACGAAGTGGGTTGAAGATGAGTTTGTGCGACCGGCGATTGATTTGCAGTTGCTACTGGCCGGGATTCTGCCTGAGAGCGCGGCCTATGAATGCGTGTGGGCTAGCAAGCGCGTGCTGACACCGGCCATGTTGCGCGATGCGGCTGACGCGGCGCTGCGCCTGCGCGGCCTGGGTTTGCCGGATGAAGTGATCCTGCAGGTGCTGTCGCCGTTTTTGCCAGGAGTGGATTTGACGGCGATCGTGCTGGCGAATGACATCAGCCGCGTGGCGGATGCGGCGACAAGTTTCTAGCGAGAGTTGCCCAGTATCCTAATTATGAGCAAGAAAACGCTGGCGGATATTCCGCTCAACCGGGTGCATCAAACGCAGCAGAAGGCGATTCTGCGGATGCATCTGTACGTCACCGGTGAGACGCATCGGATGTTGAGCGAGACAGCGGCCAAGATGAAGGTGGCTGTTGTCGGCGCGGCCAAGGCCGATGGGACGCTGGATGGACTTGGGCTGCAGCGCGCACAACGCATATTGACGCGTGAGTGGAATGCGTTCTTCGCTGAGTGGAAGCCATGGTTCGAGGATCTGCGCACGCAGGCAGCCAGCATCCCATTTGGCACATTGGCCGTCTATCAGCAGAAGATGCTGAAGCCTGCGCTGAAAAAGGCTGACAGGATTCAAGAGGCGAAGAGCACGATCGATTTTGTGTTCAATCCGCAGCTGGAGGCGATTCGCGCGGCGGCCGATAAGCGTATCTACGGCGATGGTCTGAAGCTGAGCCAGCGTGTATGGAATCTGAACACCGATGCGCTGCGCGGCGTTGAGCAGACGTTGGATACCGGCGTAGCCAACGGGATGAGCGCCTGGGATATTGCGGCGGAGTTGGAGCAGTATCTGGGGGCCGGGCAGGATTGTCCACGCTGGACACGCACGCGATTGCAGAACCTGACGAAGACGGACATCGCCGGCGGAGACACGACAGGTTTGAAGAGCGGCGATGCGTGCGCGGGGCAGGGCGTGGCGTATAAGGCGCTGCGGTTGGCGCGCACTGAGATCCAAGCGATTCATGCACAAGCGGCCAGCAACGTGATGCAGGCCATGCCGTGGGTTGAGAAGGAGCAAGTCAACCTAAGCCCGGCTCATCCTGAAGAAGACGAGTGCGACGACGCGATTGCGGAGGGTGAGAACGGCGAAGGCATCTATGACAAGGGCACGATTGAACTGCCGTTTCATCCGAACTGTTTGTGTTTTCTGACTGCGGTAATGATGGATGAGACGGCGTTTGTAGACGGCCTGCGCGGCTGGGTGAATGGGACCAGCGATTGGCCAGAGATGGATGCGTTTCAGAAGTTGGTGGGTGGTGATGTGAATGTCGATCTGACCACAAGCCAGATCGCGCAGCATCTGACACAGTGGGCGTTTGAGGATCCATATTCATGGGATTGAGAGAGACGGTTCAAACAGCATTGCAGGCAGACACGACGTTGATGGCACTGCTGACGGGCGGAGTGCACACAACGGAGATCAGTCGACAGGACACCTCTACGGCGTTTGATGCCAACGCTGAGTTGAAGCCGTGCGCGCTGGTGAGGGTATCAACGGACACACCCACCGGACCGTATGACACGAGCACGCGCACGGCGGTTGAGATTTATTTCTATCAGCGGGCGGGCTACAGCACGATCGATGCGGCACTGGCGCGGGTGTTTGCGCTGCTGAATCGAGTTAAGTTGACGGGGACGTGGGACATCCGTCACGGAGATGATGTGATGGATCAGGAAGATGCGGCACTGGCGTGCAGTCTGCACATGAGCCGATACTACGCGACGAGGCTGAGATGAGCCTGGCATTGTTTGGATTCCACATCGAGCGGGACGGATACGGCTGCGGCGTGAGAAATATCGCGCGGGAACTGCGCAGGATCGATTCTGACGATGAAATCATCGACATGGCCGTGGATGGGATGTATGTCAATCCGCAGGAACGGACGTGGACGAGGCCGGATCAGGCGGTGATGGTGTGTTTGCCACTGTGGTATGGGGATGTTGTGGCGGATGGCGGACTGACGGGTGTGACGATGTTTGAGGCGTCACGGCTGCCCGATAACTGGGCCACGTTGATCAATCAGTATTGTACACGGCTAGTGGTGCCGTGCGCGTGGAATGTTCAGGTGTTTGAGACGAGCGGAGTACGCGTGCCGATTAGTATAGTGCCGTGGGGGATAAATCCAGAAGAATATTTTTACATGGAGAGAAACACCCTCACCCCTGCCCTCTCCCAAAGGGAGAGGGGGGAGGAGCGGCCGTACACGTTTGTGTGGAGTGGCACACCGGACTTGCGGAAGGGCTGGGATGTGGCTTATCGGGCGTTCAGATTGGCGTTTGGCGATCGAAACGATGTTCAGTTGATCCTTCATTTTCGCGAGGCGCTACCTGGTCAACCAAGATTCCGCGATCGGAACGTTCGCGCAATGGTAGGGAGCATCGATGATTATGCGTGGCGCGCGTTGCTGGCCAGCGCGGATGTGTTTGTGTATCCGGCGCGCGGTGAGGGGTGGGGACTTCCTCCCCGAGAAGCGGCTGCGACAGGCTTGCCGGTGATTGCGACGAACTTCGGCGGGCTAGCGCAGGATATTGGGGCGTGGGCGATGCCGCTGGATGTGCGCCGGATGGTGACGGCGGAGTACGGCTATTTTGATGCGGGATCTATTGGGGAGTGGGCTGAGCCAGACATTGACCACCTGGTGGAGTTAATGCGGTGGTGCGAGTGTAACCGGGATGCGGCGCGGGAAGTGAGCCGATGCGCGGCGGAGTGGCTGAGGATTCGGGGCACGTGGGCGCAGACAGCGCAGCAATTATTGGGAGCGATATGCTGATCCGGTATGTTGGATTTGGGACGCGGCTGATAGGTCCGTATCGATGGGATGAGGATAACGGCCACGTTGCTGACGTTGACGATGTGCAGGTTGCGGCGAATTTGTTGACGTATCCGCGGCCTGAGTTCGAACTGGATGTGAGCGAACCGCTGTTGGAGACGATGACGGCGGATGAGGTTGTGAATCGGGTGGTGGAGCAAGCAACGGCGCGTCCTTCGACTCCACTGCGTGCCGCTCAGGATGCGCCTGACCAGTACAGTGAACAATAGGAGATGAGGCGATGAGTTACGGTGATAAGCCCTTTGGGCTGCGCGAGGTGAAGTTGAATCCACTGCCGACAGGCACGGCGGTGGCACTGCCGATCGATCGGGTGCTGAAGTTCAAGGAGACGGTGCAGAGCGGGACGCTACGCGGTGGCGACAAGATCGCGAGCGTGGTCAGTATCTCGGATGCGGCCGAATTCGAACTGGAAGCGGGCGGCATTTCATTGGAGGCGTACGCGCTGATGACGGGCCGGACGGTGACGGTGAGCGGCACGACGCCCAATCAGACGACCACGTTGGCCGGTGCGGCTCAGAAGGCCTTCCCGTATTTCAAGATCATCGGGCGGGCGCTGGGCGACGGCTCGGACGACATCCGGGTGACGCTGTTCAAGTGCAAACTCACGGACGGCCTGAGCGGTGATTTTCAGGATGGCCAGTTCTTCATGTCGGCGTGCAAGGGCATTGCGGTGGATGACGGCACGAACGGCGTGTTTGAATTCACGCAGCGCGAGACGGCAGCGGCGCTTCCATAACCCTCACCACTAACCCCTCTCCCAACATTGGGAGAGGGGGAAAAGGATCACAACATGGATTTGAAGGCATGGCGGGAACAACGCGCGATGGGCGAAGCGTTTACGCTGCCCAGCGGGTTGGATGTGAAGTTGAAGCGCGTGACGTTGCTGGATTTGGTTACGCAGGGCAAGATTCCGACGACGTTGAGCGCACAGGCCAATGAGGTGCACACCTCGGGCAAATTACCGCTCTCGCGATTCTCGGAGTTTGAGCCGCTGATTAACATTGTGGTAGCGGCTTGCATCGTTGAGCCAACGGTTGAACTTGAACGGACGCACAGCGATCGGCTATTTGTCTCCGATCTCCCGATCGACGATCGGTTGGCGATATTCACGTGGGCGGGGTCTGAGGCCGCGCCGCTGCGGAAATTTCGTGGCGAATCGCGAGAATCTGTGGACGCTGCACAATCTGGCGAAAGAATACGGGACGCGGCCGAGTGAGATTCTACGCATCGACGATGAGTGGGCGGCCTATCAGATCGACGTCGTGACGCTGACGACGGGCCGCGAGATTGAGGCAGCGCTGGCCAACGGCAAGCGGATTGACCAGGTGATTGGCACAGCGTCTAAACTCTCATTGGATGATCGAGTGCGATCGGGTGAGTTTAGAAGCCCCCGTGAGATGCTGAAGCGCAATCGCCGATAATGCCTAGTAGACGCATTATGGGAAAGGAAATTTGATGTCTCCGATCACAAATCGCCAGTTGAGGAATATCGAGTTGACGCTTGACCATCTTGGACAGCGTGGTAATCCGATCGCGGGTGCATTGTCCAATGGCTTGGCATCTCAGACATCAAATCGCGCCAAGCGGTCGGTGTTTCAGGCACTGGAGGCCGCGCTGTATCAGATGGCCAGCAGCAGGGCCCTGATTATCGGTAGGTCTGATCCAACGCACACGGCCATCAGCGATGGCGAGATCAGGCTGTTGGCGGAGAGTGCGCGCAAGTTGGCCAAGGAAAACAATCCGATCGCGATGGGTCTGGTACAGGCGATGGATAAGGTTCCAGGCCAAGAGCGAACGGCGTTGATTATGGGTCATGGCCAAGTGTTGCTGGCGCTGACGGCGATCGAGATGGCACTGAATTCTGAGCGAACGCCGGACCAGGTGCGACTTGAGTTAAAGCCAGCGTAGCACTTGGCGCAGGACAAATGAATAAACGGGCTTGAACGGAGCCGATTGCTATCCCGATCTGGGATGAGTGGTCGGCTCGGTTGTTTTTCACCCGGAGATCTTGATGAGTGTTCAATTAGGCAGCGCGTTCGGAAAGGTTGAGTTGGATGTCAGCGGCGTGACGAAGAGTGTCACGAGCGCGCAAGGCTCGCTGGGCACGCTGGATAAGAGTCTGGGCGGAGCGGCGGGTTCGATCGGTCGGCTGGGCACGATGGCCGGGACCGCAGGCGCATTGATTTCTAGCGCGTTTGTCGGCGCGATAACGCTATCCATCAATGAGGCGATGGTCGCCGAGAAGGTGATGGCGCAGACGGAGGCGGTGGTCAGAAGCACGGGTGGCGCAGCCGGTCTGACGGCGCAGGACATTCAGTCGATGGCGTCTAGCCTGGAGGGGATGACGACCTTCGCCGATGATGCGATTCAGGCGATGGAGAACATCCTGCTGACGTTCCCAGAAATCAAGGGGGATACGTTCCGAGACGCTAGCGCAGCGATTCTGGATATGAGCACGGCGCTGGGCAGCGACTTGCAGGGCGCGGCGATACAAGTTGGAAAGGCGCTGCAGGACCCGATCAATGGGGTGACGGCGCTGCGGCGCGTGGGCGTGAACTTCAGCGAGGATCAGCAAAAGGTCATCAAGAGTCTGGTTGCAACTGGACAGCAGGCTGAGGCTCAGAAGTTGATTCTGGCCGAGTTGTCTAAAGAATTTGGGGGTAGCGCGGCGGCGGCCACGGGCACCTTTGATGGCAAGTTGAAGCAGCTGCATAACACGCTGAACAATGTGGCGGAGGGAATTGGGACCGCGTTTATTCCAGTGCTGAAGAGTGCGGCCGATGCGTTGGATGTGCTGATCAATGGCGAGAAGCGCGTGGCTGAGGCGCAGAAGGCGCACGAGCAAGAGGTCCTGAATTTATCGAGCAGTTATGAAGATTACGCGAAGGAAGTTGTTCGCGCCAGCGGCGATCAGGAAGCGGCTGAGGTCATTCTGAATGGCACGCTGCTGAATCAAAAAGCGGCATATGAGCAGCTGGTCAAAGGGATGGGCGGCAAGACGCAAGCGGAGTGGGTGGCCGCGAAAGCCGCGCAGGCCCATGCTACGGCGGCGGACCAGGTGCAAGCGGCGCTCGATCGACAGCGCGCGGTGATGGGGACAGTGGTTGCGGCGCATGAGCAGATGCAGCGCATCATGGCCGGGTCGATTATGGTGGCGATTGCGTACACGGAGGAAGAGCGGAAGTTAGCGGAGAAGCAGCAGGAACTTGAGACGCTGAACGAGCAGATCGCAGCGAACGGGCCGCGACGCATTGTCACTGTGCAGAACGAGAAGATGAACGCTGAAGAGTTGGCGAAGGCCAAACTTCAGTTGGTAGTGGCTACTGAGAATCTGACGACGGCGCAACGCAAGGAAGGCGAGAGCGACGCGGAATATGAGTTGCGGCTGACTGGCCTGCGCGAAAAGGTGGCCGATCTATCGGGCCGGATGGGTGAGCACGCGGCGGCCGTGGGCGGTGCGACGAAGGCACAGCAGGAACACAAGGCGGCGCTGGAAGCCGAGATCGCGGCGATGCAGAACGCCACGTGGATGGAGCGCGCCAAGGAAGCGATGGGGGAACTGACGAAAGCCTATAAGGATGGCGGGCTGACGACAGATGAATACCTGAAACGCGCGACGCTGCTGAATCAACATTCCAATCTGTACAGTGACAGCGCATTGAAGGCGGCGATTGCACAGGACGTGTTTGTGAAGGCGCTGCAAGACCCGACTGTGACCAATTACCCAGAGTTGTTACAGAAGGTGAAGCAAGGGATTCTGGACGTTGGCACGGGGGCACAAACGAGCGGCGGACAGGTACAGAAGTTGAGCCGCGAGGATATGAAGGAGATGCAGGCCAGCGGAGAGACGGCGGCCGGAAGTGTCAAATCAAAATCGAGTGAGGCGATTGACGCGGTGGACCGGGCGGCGGCGCGGGCGAATGCGGCCATCACCAGCGCGATGAACGCCACGAGGACCTCTATCGGAACGACGTGTCAGGCGGCGGTTACAGCGGCTGACAGTGTGACGACGGCACTCAATAGGATTCCGCGCTTCATTGAGGTGAAGGTCAACATCACGCAGAGCGGGGATATTCCGAGTGGAAACCCGCTGCCGCATAAGGCGCGAGGCGGGAATGTGTACGCCGGGCAGCCGGTGATTGTGGGTGACGGCGGTCGGCCGGAGGTGTTTGTGCCGCCGATGAATGGGACGATTCTGCCGAGCGTGCCTCCTAGCATGATGAGCGCGACGGGTGGTGCATTGCCGAGTAGTGGGATTATGAGCAACCAAATTACGCTGATGGAAGGGGCAATTGCGATCTATCCAACAGCGGGGATGAGTGCGTCTGAGATCGCGCGCGAGGTGATGGTTGAGTTGGGCCGCGAGGCGAATCTGGCGACGTTGAGCGGGATGGGGTGGATGGGGCAATAGCCCACACCCCACCCTCACCCCAGCCCTCTCCCACAGGAGAGGGGGAGATTGATCATGACGATTGGGTTAAGGCTGCGGCAAAGCACGCGGTATCTGAATTTGAATGCGGGGCGTTACGGTGTGACGCCCAGTTTTGTGCCGCCTGAGACGAAGTTTACAACACAGGTGACGCGCGGAACGGCGTTGAATAAACGCGGCGGTAACCTGGTGAGCAAGCGGCCAGAGAATCGCGAGTGGAAGGTGGCGTTGAACGTGCTGGCAGACAGTCACGCCGAGGTGGATGCGGCGGCGTCTGATGTGCAGCGCTGGCTGAATGAAGCCGGTGACAAGGTGACGCCGCTATTCATTGAATGGCGGATGGATGACAGCATACCAAATCCGATCTGTGGTCAGTTCAACGCGTGGCGCTCGTATGAGATTGTGCAGGGCGGCGTGACGCTGGTGCAGAGTGGTGAATTCAACTATACGCAGATGTCGGGCATCACACTGACGCTTGAGATTAAGCCGTATGCTGAGGGAAATACCGAGCAGGTGGGCAGTGCGGTGGGCGGCATCAGCGAAGATCGGGCGGGCGTGGTTGACGGTCGGGCGCGTGGCGTACAGATTCCAGAAGCGACAACTAATCTCTACACCAATCCCGTGTTTGGGCACTCCACCTATGACAACGGTTGGACGACGGGCGCCAACCTGGTCAAGGCACAAGTCACGGATAAGAGTTTCTGCCCATTCGGATTTTCAGCCGTGCGGTTGTCGTCGGCCAGCACGACGAGCAATGCCTTTACGCAGTCGCTGACGCTGACGGTTGACAATTACAACCTGAATTATTACGTGTATGCGCCCGATCGATTGGCGCTGTCGGCTGCTCAGGTACAGGTCATTTATGATGGTGCAGCGCAAACCACAACCTTTGTGGCGTTGGGCAATGGGCTGTACGCGATTTCAGCCAACGTGCTGGGATCGGCGGCGGCGCATACCTGCGGCATCGTGGTGAAGCAATACGCCACTGTGATCCTGTGCGGAGCGCAGTGCGAGAATAAGACCTATCGAACGCCACTGGCGCACGGCGATCTGTTGGGACACGCCTGGACGGGAACCGCGCACGCCAGCAGCACGACGCGCACGGCGGCTCGCCTGCGGATTCCAACATCAGGCCTGTTAGGCGCAGCACCGTTCACGGTGCGAGTGGTGTGGAAAACAGGGGCGGCCATTGCCAATGGAATGACGATCTTGGATGCGCGTGACGGATCGCATCTGAGTGCATTGCTGATCCATATCCACTCGACCTCTCAATTCCGCGCGACATTTGGCGGGGCCAGCGTGGCGGCTGGAACCATTCCGGTAGCCCATACGACGTACGTTCTGCACGCTGTGTTCAATGGGCAGACGATTGATCTGTACGTGAATGGGACAGCGTTGGGCGCGCAGACGGTTAGCAGTCTGTCTGAAGCAGGAACGTATCTCTATCTGGGAACGGATTACAGCGCGGCTAATCAGTGCAATGGCACGCTGCTGGGCAGGGCGATATTTGATGCGGCCTTGACGGCGGACCAGATCGCGGCGGACTGTACAGCGATTGCGACGTTGACTGACGATGATAAGCAGGTTGAAAGCGTGCCGTGGCTGTGGACCAAGGATGGGGATAACCAGGTAGACAACTACTACGACACTACGCACAATATGCATAGTATAGTGTGCGGCGTGCCGGGAACGGCTCCAGCGTTGACCGAGATGAATCTGACGACTGACGAGAATGCCCTGGGATTTGACATCTACCAGGCCCTGTACGCGACTGACGAGCAAATCGATGCGTCCGATTTTTTCGGAGATCAAGGCGGCTATGCAGATGCGGCGGCGCTGGGCGGGGAAGCCTCACAAGTGACGCCGGGCGCGTTCGGGGTGTTGACGCTGACCGTAACGCTGGCCTGGAAAAACTTTAAGGGTAATGAGGATGTGGCGCTGTTGATTCGGGCCAAGGATGCCGGGAGCAATTTGATGTTATGGGCTAGTTACCTGGTCGGATCGACACTACAAATTGACCAGACATCGACACCCAGTCTGGTCTCTACCAATTACGGGATTCAACTGGTGAAGGGAACCTTTGTGCCAGCTCTGCCCGAAACGCCCGGTCTGACGTTTTCGATCAACGCTAAACGATCCACCGGATCGGCTCTGTATTCGTTGGATTATGCGCTGGTGTTGCCGGGAAAAATCATGGTGCTGCGCTCAGCGTCGAACGGATACAACACGCTTGAGTATCGGTCTGATCGCAGGTCGATCTATCTTTACAACACGGGACTTGTCATGGAGATCACGAATCTTAGTGGGTATCCAATCGAAATCAAGCCCGACAAGTTCAATTATTTATTCTCGCATGTCGGAGACGCGGATACCTCGACTCTGGCGCGAACTGTCACCTACAATTGGATTAAGGTTACGCCGCGGTGGGAGTTGGTGTGATGCAAGATTCGGTCAATGCGCTGCAATTGAAGGTGTTTGACGGTCCAACCAGCATAACAGAAGTGCAAGATGATGCGCTTGACGATGCGGTTATCGAGTCATTCGGGACGGTGTTTCCGGCGGGTCTGTTTACGACGTCGCGGATTGTTGTGCCGCAAGAGTTGGTGCGGAAATTGATTGTTAAAGAGTCGCACCGGATAGCGATCTATAACGGATTGCAGATGGTGTGGGAGGGCGTGATCGGCGAGATTGGACTGGCGGCCGATACGACGACGCAGAAGAAGACGCTGGAATGCATTGGGCAGTGGGGGCCGCAGATCCGTAATCGAACGCTCAATAAGGTGTGGGCGGATAACCGGCTGAGTGAGGCGGTGTGGGTGCAGCAACCGCAGGGCGATAATGACAACTTGATCAACGTCGATCGGATGAACCGCATCGGGGTGGGGCCACAGGCGGTGGCGTGGACGGCAGGCGAGGTGGCGGCCGCATTCAGGTACACCATGCCGACGGGCCAAACGATTAAGCGGATTGTGGCAGCGTTGACGAATCGCGAAAGCGGGCAGGATTGGACGACGCGACTGCGCGACACGATCGGCGGTAGCACGCTGGCCAGTGAGAGCGGCGACGGGGTGACGACGGCGATCGATGTGACGCTGGGCACGCCTAGACAGTCCGTCGAGTTTCAACTGCTGAGCAATGCGAATCAAACGCCAGCGGCGGCGGTGTATGGCCGGATGAGCGGAGTGATGGTGTACAGCGAAACGGGCGCGATCAATCCAACCGAGATGGTGAAAGACATCCGCGCGCTGTTGAGCGGATTGAATAGCGATGACCAGTACATTGCGAGCAACACGTTTGCGCTGGTGCCGTTTATGACGAACGGGCGAGAATCTTACGAGAGCGTGCTGCAGCGGCTGGCTGGTTTTGGGGATGCAAGTTTCAATCCGTGGTCGGCGTATCTGGGCCCAAGCGATTGGGCAGCAGCGCCGGACGGCAAGCCGGTGCTGTGCTTTGGGGCTTATCCAGCGCTGACAGACTATGACTATGTGGTCTCACTGGAGGAGTTGGAGGGCAGCGTTGAGATCAAGCGCGCGGTGGAGGGACAGGTATACAACTGGATCATCGTGCGCTATCGAGACGAGGCTGGCGGGGATGTGGTGTTGACGCCGGATGATGATGCGACGTTGAAGGATCAGGCGAGCATCGACCTATATGGAGAGCGGCATACACAGGTCGATGCAGGAACAGCGACGGCGACGACGGCGAAGAATTTCGCGAAGCGGGTGCTGGCATGGAAGAAGGACGCGAAGTATCGGGTGACATCTCCGCTGAAAATGAAGGGGACGATTCGAACCCGAGACGGCAATGTCCTGCCCGTGTGTCGAGTGAGAGCGGGTCAGCGAATTAAGTTGGAGAACTTTTTGACCGATGAAGTTGGGGTGTTGAATGCTGGCCTGACATCGCTCATCACGGGGACTAACTATCGACCCGATCAGGAAATGGTCGAGATGTCGACGGGTGTGCCTGACAATCTAGCGGTGTTTCTAGCGCGGCGTGAGTTGTTGAATAACCGGATGGTGTGAGCGCGCAGTAGCGCGAATGGTTTCCCATAATCGGAATACGAGGCAAGCATGAGCGGATATGGTGATAAGCCATTTGGGTTGCGTGAGGTTAAGTTGAGACCACTGGACGGAGGTCTGTTGATCGATCTGCCGCTCAATCGAGTGTTGAAATTTCGAGAGGTCGTGTTGAGCGGGAAGCAGCGCGGCTGGAGCAAGACTGTAAACATTGTTACGATCAGCGATTATGCGGAGTTTGAGTTGGAGGCGGGCGGCATTTCGTTGGAGGCATACGCGCTGATGACGGGCCGGACGGTGACGGTGAGCGGCACGACGCCGGGACAAACATCGACGCTGGGCGGTGAGGCACAAGCGTTTCCGTATTTCAGGGTGCAGGGCCGGGCAGTGAGCGAAAGCGGCGATGTGGTGTGTGTGTTGTACAAATGCAAACTCACGGACGGCCTGAGCGGCGCTTTTCAGGATGGCCAGTTTTTTATGAGCGCGACAAAGGGGTTGGCCATTGACGATGGCACCAACGGAATCTATAGATTTGTGCAGCAAGAAACGGCCAAGGCCATTTCACCGTTCATAGTTGATGTGAGCCGAGTGGATGGATTTGACTATGTGGTTTAGGCGAGGCTAATCATGAGCGTACAGAACAAGACGACCCTGAAAGGGTATTTCAAAGTTGGCGATGAGATTACAGCGGCGCATCTGGCTGATTTAATCGACAGCCTAAACGCAGAAGTTGGAACGGCCATCAATGCAGCGCTGACCGCAGCCGATACGCCCGGCTCGAATAATCCGTTCGTTGTCCGTAACAGGTTAACGATCGACGTGCGAGACTTCGAGTCTAGCGGTCCTGGTGCGGTTCAGGCGGCAGTCGATGCAGCACCCGAGGGCAGCAGCGTGCTGATAGCCAGCGGTGAAGCGCGTCATATCGAGAGCCCAATCCGCATTACCAAACGCTTGAACCTAGTTGGACAAGGAACGGAATCGATCTTAATCAATGAGGGTACGGGGAGATGCATCGAGATCGATGGCACCGGCAAGACGGGCGCGAATGCAGTCTGGGGTGCGCGCGTATCTCATTTAACGATCTTTGGGCTGGCAGGATCGGGAGATGGGGTATATATGAAGAACACGAATCAAAATTATCTTGAGGATGTCCACGTGGTGCGATCGGGCGGGGCAGGGATCCACTGCCATGCCTCGATCTTGAATACGTTTGTGAATTGCACTGTGTCTACGAATTGGCCCAACATTCAAGGTATCGGCGGGCCTGCGCCGAGTCATGGCTTTTTAGGCACAACTGAAAATTTAAGCGGCTGCAACGCTAACACGTTCATTGGTTTTAAGGCCGAAGGCGTGGGGACTGGCGTGCAGTTGCCTGATGATTCGATTTCAAATGTGTTCATCGGCGGATCGTCAGAAGGCAATACGATTGGCGTACAGTTGGGCGATGTGTCTGGAACGTCTGTGCATAATAATTGTTTCATCGGTTTTCACCTGGAAGCAAACGGGACGGATTGGGTAACGTTGGAAGGCTCTCTCGGTAGAAACGTGATCCTTGGTCAATATGATCAACACGCTGGCGATGCCAGTCCGCAAATTAACTTGAATTACTTGAAGCGCCTGCTGTTGGATAGTGGAGGCTTAACCGATCTTTCAATCAAGTTCAATTCTGATCGAGATACTGGATTCTACAATCCCGCAGCGAATACGATGATGTTCGCGGCGGGAGGTGCTCAAGTTTTGAGCCTGCGCGATTTCGTTATCACGGCATTCAAAACGTTAATTAGCGCCTCGAATGATGTCGATCTTGGTAGTGCGGCGTATGGGAAGTTTAGAGACGCGGTGCTTAGTGGCAAGGCTTTAGCGGCCGGGGGACTGGGAGTTGGAAACACGGCTGCAAACACCAACACACCCAGCGGCGCAACGGCTCGGGCGATGCCGGTGTACGACGCAAACGGGTCGCTGTTGGGGTACATTCCGATTTATGCGGCGCAGTGGTAGAGACAACAGACCGGCCCGATCGCTTTCCACGATCGGGCCGGTTGTGTTTCACCCTCACTGGGAGAGGGAGTTGATCACAATCGCCAGTTGTCGACGGGGCTGGCCTTGCGGTGGGCGTTGGCACAGTCGGCCTGAGCGATGGCTGAATAGCGGCGGACCATCTCCATATCGGAGTGACCGAGCAAGAGTTGGAGCGTGAAGACATCTCCGCCGTTTCTGAGATATGTGATCGCGAACGTATGGCGGAAACGGTGAGGGTGCACATTGTTGATGCCGGCGCGCTCGCCAATGGCCTGCACCAGTTGATAAAGCGACTTACGGTTCATTGGCTGATCGTCGATGACCGCGCGGGCAAGGAAGAGTGGACCCTCACCCCCGGCCCTCACCCCTGACCCCTCTCCCAAAGGGCGAGGGGAAGATAAGCGGGGCATGAGGTAATGCCACAGGGCTTTGGCGCAGAGCTTGCCAAAGTGGACGGTGCGTTCTTTCTTGTCGCGGCCCTTGCCCTTGCCACGGATGGTGATGCTGTTGGTGTTGAGATTGAGATCAGCCATGGAGATGGTGCACAGTTCTTCGGCGCGAATTCCGGTATCGGTGAGCAGCAGGACGATGGCACGATCGCGCGAGGCGGTGTAGCGCACGCTGTTGACGGCGTTGTGCGTGCGCCAATTGCGGGTCTTGTCGCAGGCTTTGAGCAGGGCGGCGATCTCATCCTTGGTGAAGGGCTCGATGACGGGATCCTCGTAGCCGGGGCGATCGATGAGTTGGATCAGATTGCGATCGACCATCTCTTCCTTGACGGCCCACGTATACAGCGATGATAGGTTGGTGTGGATGTTGAAGATGGACTTGGGCGCCAGCGGTTTGGCCGGGCGGCGCGCAAGGCCATCCGGTTCGGAGATGTATTCAGTGGTCAGCCAGGCGAAGAAGTCGATCCAGTCATCGCGGGTGAGTGAGGCAAACACCGGATCGGCGTGAAAGTAGATCAGCACTTTCTTCTGAGTGACTTTGTAATCCGAGATGGTGTGTTCGCTGCGGCCGGTGGCGGTCTTGTAATACACAAAGCCGTTGAAGGCTTGCGATAGGGTCAGGTCGTTACTGCGTTTGGTGCGTGAGATGCGGGCCGCTGTGTGGTTTGGTGAAACGGTGGTTGGCTGATCCAT